AACAACCCCGGTTGCGTCCACGTAAACGTAGTTTGTCGCATTGTTTGCAAGTGTCAAGCTTCCTGTGCCAATGGTTACGATCGCACCTGTAGGCAGCAGGCAACGCCCTCCCGTGTAGTTAACATTTAACCCCGTGCCTGCCGTGACTATAAGTTCATCTCTAAACGCTTGCCACTGGGGCTTGATATTGGGCAATGCGTCAGAAAGCTGGTCATCAGTCAACTGACGCAAAAAACCTGGGAACTCTTCCTCGTTCGCTTTCTTGGTAAACCTGGGGCGCAGAAAAGCGTTAAAGTCTTCGACCGAAGGAATTGAATTGAGTTGATAGACTGGAAGCGCCATTTAAACCCCCGTGACGATGACGTAGTACATGTTAGCCCCCGGTGCGACAAGGGTAGGAACATTGAAGGTGGTTGAGCCATCGCCTACACCAAACGTCGTCCCAATGATTGCAAACAAGGCTGCATAGACTGTGCGCGAAAGAGCCTGCCCGTTGGCTTGCACTGACCGAGCTGGAGGAGTAGGGGAAGAAGCGATCGCAATAGCGCTAATGGGAAGTTGAATTAGCGCAGCATTCGCAACATCCACATACTCGCAAGTAGCAATTGCTGTTTTATTCGTCCCAGTCCCAGTTCCTGGAATTTGCGTGGGCGAAAGAGGGAGTCCCGTCAAGGTAGGGGAGGCGAGAGGAGCCTTGGCGTCTACCTGTGCCTTGGTTGCTCGGTTGTTGGTAAATTCCTGGTAAATGGCGTTTTTGGAAGGAGCGTTTAAGTCCCCACTCCACCCAGCCCCAAACGCAGAGTTATCGCCACTCGTTCCCCCTGGATTTCCCTTAGCGGCGAACAACTGCCAGATAGTAGGGTTAGCGGCTGGGGGTTGGTTAATGCTCGTTTGTGCAAGGCACTGATAAGTTGAACCTCCCACTGAAACAAGATTACCCCTGCGATAAAGAATTGCCGCATTCCACTCCCCTTGGCTCACAACAATGCTCACCAGCGACTGCAAGAACAAGGGGTCAGTCTTCAGGTATTCCCCCACCTGCTTTGCCGTTTGGGGTCCGCGATCGGTTGCAAATCCCGTGCGCTCCAATTGAGCAAAGCTTATTTCTGCTACGTTTGGGACAATTGCCTGGAATGCCTCTCCAACTGTCTCTAGTCGGGGTCTGGCGATTCTTTCTAGAGGAATCGACTCGGCGGCATGGTTAACACCTGAATAGTATTTCCCGTCCGTGTAGAGGTGGGAGGGAAATTCGTCGTTAGTCGAGTAATAGTCGCCAGTACCTGCTTTGTAATAGGTGTAGTCGGTGAAGCTTTGCAGGACGGTGAACGTATAGGAAGTGTTACTGGTTTGACTTTCTTTTACAGTGACGGGCGATAAGACGCCATTTGTAATAGAGAAATCGTGTTCAACTTGAAGATGGTAGCTATCCGGATCTGTGTCGATATCCTTTAAAGGAGCGTCCAGTTTTACGCGCAAAACTCCAGACGCGATCGCTACTCCCCCAGAATCTTTAAAAATTCCCGTAATCAAAGTCAAGTCAGATGGGTTCCCCTACGGCACTCAGACCTACACGAAATCTATCATAGTGTACAAATGAGCCATTGAGCGACCCTGGAGAGCACCAACACGGCATAAAGAGTCGATTGAGCTGCTCAACGAGTCGCCATTGGTCGCTTGATCGCAGGTAAAAAGCTCGCCCTGTTGAGTTGACAAGCAAGGAATAGGTCAACAACTCCCCCCCAATGGGGCTACCAATTGCGGTTTCCCCGACCTGCCAAGAGCCTTGAAGCTCGATCGCAACATCAAGCGAGAACAAGGCTAATAGATATTCCAGTAACTGTTGAGTCCCCTTAAAACTCCATACGAACTGGGCGTTTTTGATTAGCGTGCGCTTAACTGGTTCGGGCCAGCTCGTGTCCCAATAATCCCCCGTAAATCCCATCAACTGAGCAAGCCAGTCCAAGGCGTCAGCCCTGCACGTTAGTGGGTCGATGAAGTCTTTGGGAAAGTTGAGGATTGCCTGCTGTAACTCAACAAGCATGCGGTCATATGGATCGACTATCCAACTGACAATTTCATTGTCTTGCCATGCGTATTGCGGCAAGCGCTTTAAGATTGGTTTTTTCTCGTCCCATGCGCTCATTTTGTTGTTCCCCTCATACCCGTGTCAAGCCGCGTTTTTCTCTAGTCGACATCGCCCCCCTCTCCCATGGAGAAGGAGAAAGTCTGGTTATTCACCGGATCGACTAGATCGATTGTCGCACCAAGGCAATACCCGGCAGTCCATTCATTGGGTAGGGGAATGTTTGAGTAGAAAGTTTCGATTGAGGTTGACTGACTTGTCTCATCGAATCGAGCGATCAACGCCATTACGGATTGCACATCTGCTACGCCGGAATTTTGCACTACAGCCACAAGGGAGTAGAGCACGATTGTTTGTCCCAGTGGTAAGCGTCCTGGCTCAAGGTAGTCAACCAATGCTTGATAGATTGTCTGCGCCCTAGTCTCTGGGTTGTCGCCAGGGATTAGGGTGGCGATAACGCCAATCTCTAGGGGGAAAAGCTCAATCGTGGAGACACTCACGCCCGAGGCAATAGTTGTCCCTTTTTTCTTGTTTCCCTGCTGCAAAAAGACGGGTAGCTGAGCGGACATCTGAGATTGTAGATCTTGAGCTTGGGCGGTATTTAGTTGGGTTTTATCTGGGTTGAGAGCAAAAACGTGCGTGAAGCCTGGTTTTTTGCTCAGTTTGTCCGGCGTAAGTAGTCCCACCACCCGGACAACGCTTCCCGGTCCTAGCACCTCCATTGCATATTGCTCGAAATCGTCAGCACTAATCAACACGCCTTTTTTGCGGCGAATAGTCTGGAAACCTCTTGCCTTAGCTTCCTCTTCTGTCTCTGCATTGAGTCCCCCGCGCGCAGGCTCGGTGTTGGTGACAGAGGCTAGGTAAGCTCGCGTTTGACTTAGGTTGGTGAGGGTGTAGGCGGCGACGTTGTACTTGACCCCTTCTTCCTTGGCTGAAGCTGTCACCTTGAACTGAAAAGTGTTGGTGACGACCACATCCTCATCGGTAAAGAATTCCAGTCCCCCTCCCGTGACCATGTACCCCTTGGAGAGCACGAACTGGGTAAGTGTGGCAGATAGGGTGAAGGTCAGCGTAACTTGAGCCTTGCGCCCCAACATTCGCTGAATTCCGCAGGTTTGGAGGTGAATGACAGCGGCTTTTTCTGCCATCCTGTCGGCTGCGTATTCCAGTTCGCGACGAGCGAACTCAACAGCGTCAGTGAAGACCACGGTTGGCGCGTGGGGGGCCCGGTCGTTGATCGCTCCCTCGGAATTCGCCTCGATAATCGAAAGCATGTTTTCTCGAAGATCGCGATCGCCAAAAATGGAAGGGGCAATCAGGGGAGTGAAGCGAATGGGGTTGGTCATGTGTTACACGTCTATGCTGTTACTCCCATTCTCAGGCTTTGCGCCTTCTCCGGTTCGCTCTTGGCTATCCAATTCAATTGCACCGTAGCTGTCCCACCATCGCTAATTGAGCCAAAACCAGAGCAGCTAGCAATAGTGGGACACTGCTCCTCAACTGCGATCGCTAGTTTCTTAGCTATGAGGTCAGGAGTGGTGACGGTAGAAAACGTGAAGTCTGGGGTACCGCAAGCGTACACTCGCATTATTCGTTCGGGAATACGAGTAAAGACGGTTGCTATGATGTCCTGCCTGTCTCTATCAAGATCGCTAGATAAGGCAAGAGAACCATTCTTTATTGTCCACGGGAATGTCGTGCAAGTTCTGGTCATTGAGTTAGGCTAGAGTTGACGTTTTTCCACCCACTGTATGCCCTTATCCAAAGAAGCCGACAGAGAGCGCAAGCGAAAGCAAAAATACAAGCGGTCTGCTCGCCCAGTTGAGTTTTCTCAATCCTATCCTCACTGGGAGGAGTTCAAGCACTTGCTTACCCAGAGAGAGCGCACTATTGTCGAGGCTTTTTATCTGCATTGTCTAAGCGATCGCGAAATTGCCCTAAAGCTAGGAAGCTTCACAACCCGCCAAAACATTGCCAAGCAACGACTTGCAGCACTAGCAAAAATTAACTCATCTTCTGTAGTTGACAAAATTCCACCTAGTGAGGCATACTAATAGATGTGAGGGCAAGCACCACACGCCCCGCCTCGCCACAAGAAAGCAAATGAACCTCGCCGCAACCAACCGCTACCCCGCTTCAGCCCTTGTCGCAGTTCTTGAAATCATCACAAAAAAGTACAACAACAAGGAATTGAGCATAGCTCGCTTAGACGCTAAGTATGGGCAGTGCCAGTTCACAACAAAGTTCTTCGCTAACCCCGAAATTGCAATGATTGCAATGCTAGGTCGCCGCCATATCTCAAACATTGCAGACATGAAAGAGATTGCCGCAATGGATGACTGGGATGGTGAGGCAGAAGGGTTTTCTTGCCCGGTTAATTTTCAAGACTATTTGTTGGAAGTTGTTGAAAGTAGCTTTCACTAACCCGCGTTATACCGCGCTTAGTCCGACACATATAAGGAAAACAATCAATGTACGACCTCGTCCAGTCCGCTCTAACCGCCACAATCGAAACTGTCGCAATTGCAGGAATCGCCGGAATCATTGTCCACGCCTTTTACGCGCAGCACACACGTTGGATGGACGCTTACTGCCCACCTGTCCAAGACTATACGCCGGATACACAAGAGGAAACCATGGCACCTTTTTCTGAGGTTGGCGAATTAGCCAAGGCGCTCATTATGGAAGTTATACCAGCCACCGACGCGGCGCTGGAAGCTCTTAAGAAAGCGGTTAAAGAAATCCATCAACCGAAGAGTCGCAAGTTAGTATAGTTCTTTGGGGTGAGGGGTTCCACCCTTCGCCTCAGCCTTACTTGGGGGATAATGGAAGTATGCGCTCGCCTCAACCCATGTCAAAAATACTGGTCATTGAAGATAACCCAACGATTCTAGACAACCTCCAGGAACTGTTAGAGGCTGAAGGGTATGAGGCAAGCGTTGCTCTCGGTGGAGAAGAAGGGGTGAGACTAGCCCAGTACGAGCATCCAGACTTAATTTTGTGCGACATGAAGATGCCAGGAAAAGACGGGATTGAGGTACTGTCTGAGTTGCGATCGTATCGAGAGACGACACTAATTCCGTTTGTGTTTTTGACGGGACATGCAGACAAGGAAAGCTGGCGACATGGGATGGACTTGGGCGCTGATGACTATTTGGTAAAACCATTCACCCGCGCGGAATTATTGTCTGCTGTTGAGGCAAGGCTGGAACGCTCTCGACTGGCTAAAGAACTACTTTGCAATGAAAAGGAGCGGAGGGGGCAAAGGATATTGGAAACTGTCCCTGGTCGAGTGGGTAACCTGCTCAATCAGGTGATGGGCATCTTTGCCCTACTGAGTGAGGAAGATGACCCACGAGAGAGAATAGCGCTTGCGGATGTGGGGCAAAAAGCAACAGTGGAGCTTTGTGCTATTTGGCAGACTCGGTGAAAATTGTTTTCTAATTCAATTTTGTCGTCGATTAAAATAATAAAAGAAAAGCAAGCGTGCGCGCCTGTTAGGTGCTAGTAACACCAAGCAGGCACGACTTCCACCCACTAGACACAACCTAGGAGTGACAATGAAGAATAATAGCATTTTGCCTGCCGACTGTTTACTCGTCCCTGTAGGTAGTCTTGAGTTTGACGGCATCCGGCTTCATGGTAGTGGAGAGTACCGAATGCACAAACAACAAATACTGCAAGCAATTGATGCAGACAAGAACTTTTTCAATTCCGGTCAACTACAAGGGAAAACGCTAAAAACTTTACTAAGTGGCGGTTTCACTGATAAGGTCAAAAAGGTTCGGTATCTTAAAAATGGCAGGGCAGTGCAGGCTGATTCCTACTCGTTAGATGACGCACTTGCTGTATGGGATTATTTTGCCTTTGATGTAACGCCAAGAGGGAAAAACCAGAAGTCGGCGCAGGCGACTAAGGATAACGCAATTGCACTCATTCGGGTACTGGCTCGCGACTCTCTCCAAGATCGATTCGAGCAGGTTTACAATGAGCGCCGAACATTAGAGGAGCGAATAGAGCATGACAAGGCAAGGGGCGAGGGTAAGGTTGCGCGGCTAACGTTGACTGACGCTATTAAGTATTACAAAAATGCTCACGACGAACTAAGTGAAAGCGACAAACACTGGCTGTACTCAAATACGACGGACGTCATTTATTTGGGGGTGTTCAACAAGCGAGCAAGACAGTTAAGACAGATCTTCAACGCAGAGTCGGTTAATGGCTTGCGAGATCGGATGACAGCCGATGAACTGAGATATGTGAGCGAAGTAGAAGATTTGGCTGCTCGCCTAATCATGGGTTTTGACTTGTATCCAATAGACGCGGCAAAAGAGGCTATCAATCGACTTATAATTCCCATCCAGCACAGGGCTAGCTAGCACGCTCCCCTTGATGGTATGGAACGCCGCTCCTTATGGGGCGGTTTTCTTTTGGGATAGAGTTCACCACCCTCTGGTAACTAAATCATCCCCATCGTCATCAGTGGCACCCACGGTAGCCACACTTTTACCAGCGATACTCACATCACTGGCATTGACTATTCTAATTGCCGCTCCCCCTGCGTCCCAGCTCCACGTCCCTCCCCCAAACGTCCACTTCATCCCGTCTGCACTGCCAAACGTCCAGACTCCGTCCTGCATCTGTGCGTAGGCTCCTCCCTGTTCAAACCTAATCTTATCCGCCGCTTGCACGGTCACGGTTCCCACCCCAGTGGCGAGGGCAGTAAACAACAGCTCGCCAAATTCAGAATCCAAATGGTAGGTTTCGCCCTTGCAAGTGATAATGCAATCTGCGCCAATCTCCTCGGTAAGCGCACCTTGGATGGTCGTTGAGCGATCGCCCATTACCACCTCTTTGTCGTCCCCTGGAATCCTCACCGTGTTGTCTTTGGTGGGTTGTAGCTGCCCTTGATCTGGGGGATTGGTCTGATTGCTTAGGGTGCGAAGAAAGAAGGGCTTGTGAGGATCGCCGTCTACCAGGGCAATCAAGCAGTGCGTGCCGACTGGCGGGATAGGTTCGTCAGTGAAGCTGGAAGCACGACCACAAGGGAACCAGTCAGACTCGGATTGCCCTCCTTGAGCTTCTCTGGTCACTTTCACTCGCCTCATTCCCGTGGGGTCATCATTGCGAGTAACAATGGCTTCCTGGATTTGGGATTGGCGGGTGCAGAGTTCCCGGATCTGGGGGAGCAGGCGGACAAGTTCGGCAAGGGCGGTGGTAAACGAGGGCATGAGAGAATGTTCGCTATTTCCAATAATCTAGCTATACTTCAATTAACAAGCAGGAATTACTGTTTTTCACCGACTGTGAGATGCACCCTGAAACGGGAAACCCCTCGAAGCTGGAAAATCGAGGGGTTTTTTCTTGTGAAGAAAAGCGCGGTGAGTTACGGCTAAAATACTGAGCGTGTATCATGAACTTTTTGAAGGCATTCTTTCAAATCATTACCAACCCAAGTGCCAGCGTGCCTATGTAAAGATCGACCTGATGCAGGTTTAAGCCTGCCAAAAGTAAAACGAGTTGTTCCAATTACCATCAATTTCTCTTCAAATGTCGTCATAGGGTTCTTTTACAGTTTGTCCAAGGTGCCTTTGTGGGTTGACTGCGTGTTTTTTCACCTTTTACTACAACTGCCATTCCCTTTTCTCCTATTTGCAAACACAGCCTTGACAGCATGTCATCGCCATAATCAACCCTCCACGCATCTGACGGATCGGGGTAAGTGAGCAAGTGAATCACCTTGCCCGTTTCTCCTGTTGGATGCTCTATGATGTCCCCCTCAAATATGGGGTTGCCTACGTAATCTGTCCAATGTGCTTTCATGGGTCTAGTGAGGTAGTGAATACTTTGTTGATTGCTGAGCTGCTTCACGTTAGCTTCATTATACGAATACCCTTGCCTCTTCTTTTTGTTTTGCGAAGAAATGCGCGGTGAGTTGCGGGTAGGAATGGCGATGTTTTGGATTTAAAGTATTAAGCGACTTTGCAAGGATTAGCCTACAAAGTCGCCAGTTGTGTTGAGTGGGGTTGGGCTGAGTAGAGCGGTGGAGAGCGGAGAGAAGTTGGGACGCGGAGTGTTGAGCTACGGAGAGTGGAGCTGTCCTTAATATGATACCCCTTACCTCTTGGTAAGGGGTCTGTTGAGTTGTGATGAGTTGCGCTGGCTGGATTCGTGTTGAGGCGAAACGAATAGAACAGTGAGGTGTTGCCCTTTAATATTAAGCGATCGCGTTTTTTATGAACGCAATCGCTTGTTGAGCTGATATGTATTGAAAAGGGTTGAGTCGAACGGAGTCGAAACGAGCCGAGCAGTGCAGGGGCGAGGCGTCTTCTAATTTTAAGCGATCGCACATGAAAGAAATGCGATCGCTGTTGAGATGAGTTGTGGGGTGAAGATCCGAATCGTGGTGCGACGTTTTCAATATTAAGACTAAAGTAAACCGTCACTACCGAAGCAACGACGGTTTACTTTACTTGCGTTGTAACGAGTTGAGTTGAAGTGAGGGGAGAGGAGGGGAGAAGAGCCAAGGCGTGGCGCGTTGGGGCGTTCCTCCATAATACAAGAGCGGCACCCAGGAAAACCTAGATGCCGCCAGTTGTGATGAGTTGTGTCGTGGAAAGTTGTAAAGAGGTGAGGCAAGATGAAGCGAGACGAGCTAAGCGGAGAGGCGTAGAGGGGAGTTGAGTTGAGAGGTTCCCTTATCTTACATCGATTAACTCTCTAATCGCGTTCTTGGCATATTCCAGCCCAGTGCTGCGAGTTTTCGCCCCCTCCACTTCTAGCTTTTCATTTACCTCTTTCCCCGTAACGAATTCCTGAACTCCTAACTTTAAATGGGCTGTAACGTAAGCCTTGAACTCCCCTTCGGTTAACTTGCTTACGTCAACGGTGTTCAACTCAGTTCGCCAGTAATTTGTTTCTGACTTAATTCGCTTTTGCCGCTTGTTAGTTACAGCCTTTGCTACGTCCTCTAATAAGGGGCGATACCCTTCGCAAGGGATAGAAGTAAACAGAATTTGATAATCGCGCCGAAGAATCCTCAAAGCACTGTGCAGGTTATTCTCAAATTTACCCCGATGCTGAACGCTGCCATTTACAAGCTTGCTCATCTCGTTAAACGTGGCATCTTTCCCCGACTGAAAGCACTCCTTGAGGTACTTGATTAAAGTGGAAGTTTCGTAAGAGAGCTTGCTCATGCAATCGCATCCTCCTCAGCTTCTTTCCACTGAAGGTCTAATACCTTGAATCTGCCAAACGTCCCATTGTTTCGCACTCGAAATGTACCCACTCCAATCAGTTGACCGGCTTGTTTGAGATGGTAAAGAAACACGTCCTCGGTAATCGTTTCATCAAAGATATAAAACGTTACCAGAGCCTCCCAACCTGGCTTGATGAAGGGGTAGCACTTGAGTACTCTCTTTCCCGAACCTCTCACCCCATCAGCAGGAACATGCATCCAATTGCCTGCTACATCATCCTTCTGAATTCCAAGGGGAATATCATCAACTACCAAGACCCCAGCCTCAAAGTGTTTTGTGTAAGTGGATTTGCCTTTCCCCGGAATTTGCAGCCCTAGAAATTTTGCGGATTCAGCAATGCAGTTCTTGAATGCCAATGCAGGAATTACTACCTCGCCCTCCTCTGTGGTGTGCAATCGTTCCTTCCATGTTCTTTTTTCGTAATCATCCGCCAGCTCTTTGTTTAGCTTTGGCGTGTTATGAAATCGAGACTGAGAGTAAGGCGACACGCCTCTTAGCTTTACAATCGCAAGTTTAGTCATGTTTTCTGGAAACTCATAGACATATGATAAACATAAAACCCAAGTTTAAAACTTGGGTTTTAGCTGGGCTGAGCCGAGATGTGGAGTGATGGGTGGAGTAGTCCTTTAATGATAGTCAAAAGTCATTACTAAGACTTTACGAAAGCAGCAGCTACCCGCGTTATACCGCGCTTTTCTTCATATTTTGGTGTGAGATAATGGAAGCATTAGCGCGATCGCATTCGGTGGATCAGACCAAGTGCGATCGCTAATGCCCTAATCCTGTAGGACACTGCTATTATCATGCCACCAAAGCTGACACACGAGTTTGTCCAGGCTGCCTTTGACGCGGCAGGTTACACTCTACTAAGCCAATACGAGCTTACGACTAAGAAATTAGATTTTATCTGCCCCAAGGGACACCGACACAGCATAGCTTGGGGACACTTCCAGAAGGGGAAAAGATGCGCTCATTGCAAAGGGAAGATTGTTTCTCACGAGCAAGTGCAGGCAGTCTTTGAATCCGAGGGGTATACGTTACTAAGCCAATACAAAAATTCCTCAACCAAACTCGATTTTATTTGCCCTAACGGTCATAAACACAAGATTGCCTGGGGTTCTTTTAGATCGGGGACTCGCTGCATACATTGCAAGTTTGAGGTTGCGACAAAAGAACAGGTGAGGCAAACTTTTGAGGCTAGGGGCTATCAACTCCTGACTGAGTACAGGAACCAAAAGGTCAAGCTAGACTTTATTTGCCCAAATGGACACACTTCTTCTATAGGGTGGAATTATTTTAAGCGGGGGTCTGAGTGTTCGCTCTGTTCTGGTCGATTAATTTCTTTACCAAGAATACACGAAGAGTTTGCCAAGCGAGGATTAACTCCACTTACGCCTTACATTAACAGTACAACTCCGATGGAGTTTACTTGCTCTAGAGGGCACAAAGACTCAGTTAGTTGGGTTATGATGATGCATGAAAACCGGGGATGTCGTTGGTGCTCTGGTCAATTCATGACACTTGAAGAGAGAGCAATCAAAAACGAAATTGAGAAAATTGGCGAAGCCTTGCAGCGTCAAATAGGTGAAGCCGCTCGCAATAAAAGTTTTAAAGTCAATTTCTCCAAGCACATCTTTGCTAAAAAGATAGCAAGACAGATGGTAGAGACAATAGGGTTTCAATCCAAGGGCTATCACATCGATCACCTCGTTCCTCAGTCTTTCTTTGACTTAAGGAATGAGCATGAACTATTGGCGTGTTGGTCACCCTGTAATTTGCGTTATTTGACATTAGTAGAGAATTCAAGGCGATGCAATAAGTTAACCCTAGAAGAAGTCAAAAACTTCACAAGCAAGCAAATGGAGGTTTTCAAGATAGCGTCAAGAAAACCCATTATTTGGCAAGAGTATTTAGGTGAGTCAACCTAATAAGCATTGCACCCTGCGTTATATCGACGTACTGGCAGTCCCATTTTCAGTACGTCGATTCCTATTTTTGACAATAGGCAATATGTTCCGTTGAAGGTAAATTTTAAGTGAAGGTGCGGTCCGCTGCTCATTCCCGTACTTCCTACTTTGAATATAGGTTGCCCTTGTTTCACTGGCCCGGAGGTTACGATATAGCCTCCGGGCATTCCATGCATAAAAACAGAGGTGTAACCTCCCCCGTGTTGGATGGTCATCATGTTTCCTGCGCCGCCGTTGTTAGGTTGAACGGAAACAACGCCGTCAGCCATTGCAACGCATATTGCTCCCATGTTTGCTGTTATATCGAGGATAGTATGCCGATAGCTTGGAGGGCGCGAAGCCCTTGGACCGTAGCCGTCTCCTATCGTGGTTGGTTTTAGCACCGGGAAGATAAATTTCCCAGGCGCAGCAGCAGGGGTTGCAAACTGAGTCGGCTCGCTTGATGGCGTTGCAATGACACTTGAGCCACTACCAGCAGGAAGTTGGGCTTGTGGTTGATAAACATTAATTGTGACCGTTCCAGCCTCAAAATTATGGTCAACCTGCCCAATCCGCTTCTCAGTCGCAAACGCATCGGGGAATAGTCGCTTACTCAGTGCCACAATCTGACCGGGGACGAGTTGTAGGGTATCCATGTTCATCACGAGAACATACGAGTCCTCATAGCCCTTCACCCGCCGCGACTCATCAGCAATCACCTCAGCTTCAGCTCTACCATCCCTTAGATCGATGAAACCCGCCTGTTGGTTGGGCAGTCCGGTAACTGGGTCAACGTTGGAAGGAGCACCCGCGCCTGCGCCAGCAGCATCAGATTGACCGGAAGGGATTTTACTCTGTTCGAGTAGCTTCTTATCCTCAGCCGACACCTTTGGCTCCTCTTTAATAGTAGTAGCGGGAGGCTTGCCGGGTGCGTTGACTGTGGTAGTAGTTTTGGTCTTACCTTCCGTCACCTCCGTAACCACTTTCTTGGTAGTGGCTTGAGGCGGGTTAGAGGGTTTGGTGACGATTGATTTAGTGACTTTGGTGCGGGTGATTTTACCCGGTTCAATCTTCTGATCGGTCGTTACTGTGGTGTCAACCGTTGTGCCATCTGGCTTGGTAATCCTGACCGGCCCCTCTACTTTGCTAGTGCTTTTATCCGAATCCGTAGAAGGGGGTGTTGCGGTGGGTGAAGGGGTAGCACTACTTGTCGTATCTGGCTTGACCGTTCCTCCCACGGGCTTTGCTGTTGCGCCTGTAACGCTACCACCGGTTGAAGGCTGACCCGTTCCCGTTTTTGATTCAGGCTTGACCTGAGTCATACTTCCGGAGGCGCGGTCTATCGCGGTTTTCGTTTCGCCTGCCCCCGTCTCAGGGGCGGATACCGTAGCCGCAGGAGCGCTCGACTGGTTTGCCCTTGCCTTGTCGGTAAAGACAGCAGGCTTAATGAGGATTTCCTCATCAATAATCAGATTGGTGAATTTCGGTCGAGCAAATGGTTCAACAATCAAAGTGTCTGACTTCTTGCCCACCCCATCGGCGACCCGAAACCCTACCCGCTTAGCCTCACGGAAGATTAGATCGAGGGGTGTCTGGCCATCTTGAGAGAGGTGTTGATATTTCAGTCCTGCGCCTTCCATGTCCAGCTTTAGGTTAAAGCCCGATAGCTGCATTTCGGTGAATTGCTTGAGGTCGATATTCTCAAAGCTTTGGGTAACTGGCACCCTAGTGAGCAGCCAGCGAATGCTCTTGCCTGTGAACGTGGTAATTTGCTTTCCGTCTGCATCCCAGTCGGTTTTGGTCTCCGTGTGAATCATATGGAAAGCGATCGCATCTTTCCACGTCGCTGCATATCCCACAGCCAGCTCGACGATAATCTCGGTTCCTTTCTTGGAAGACTCGACAGGTGGAGGAATCTCAACAGGCGCAGAAGGGGTTGTAGCGGCAGGCGTTGCAGACATTGGATCGGGAGTTGGCGGCGGGGTGGGTGTACTGCCTGATTGTCCTTTGTAGTAGGCGAGACGCTCGGCGTAAGTTTTCTTGGCTTGAGCTAGTGTCTGCGTTGGCTGACCATATGGACTTCCTGGCAAGCTAGCCCAAGTACTTGCGCTCTTGCGGATTGCACCCTCTAAGTCTCCGTTGTTGATTGCCGTATAAGCGCTTAAGGTTTTGAGGTAAGCAACGGCGGCTAAGTCCTGACTTTTGGGAGAGAAGTCAGGGACATTGGCTATTTTTTTAAACCTATCCCACGAGGTTGATAGGAACTGGTATCGCCCCGCTGCGTCAGAAACGTATCTCCCCGATCGCTGTCTAACTCTAGGATGGTCGGCAAAGGAGTTAAAAAGATCGTTGGTTAGGGCAAGTGAGCGATAGGAGTTTGGGCTTAGGTAGTTTGGTACCTCGTGAGATGCAATGACATCCAAGAAGGCTTTGACCTCTGGCGTCAGGTCTGATGATGAAACGCCTTTGCCTGTACTGGTGTCTCCTTGCGGTGTAGTAATTCCAGCGGGAGGCGTGGGGGGACTGGCATTCTTCTTATTAGGGTCTTCGAGTAGCTCAGTTGGAACCTGAATCCCCCCCTGGCTAACGCTAATCTCGCGATATTTCGCCCCGATCAGTAGCCCTGGATCGTTCACTGAGAAGCTGCACGTTGACGATCGCTGGTCTTCCCCAAGAGAAATTGTAATGTTCGGTAACAGAATGCCATCGCCACTTGCAAAGACATCATCGGCTATGCGGCAACGAGCTATTTTTGCAATTAACTGCATGCGAAAACACTAAAGTTGCTTGCGGTGTGACTCAGTCTTGATTATCTAAGTATCGCTCTAGTCCTAGCTCTTTTGCCCTGTCCTTGTAATACCAGTCAAGTATTTTTTCTTTATGAAATCCGCCTAGTTACAAGCCCCATCGCCTTGTGCGTGGGGCAGTTGACCTCCTTGACCTAGGCAGTAGCCGCAGAAGTCAGTTTCCCAATCTTCTATTGTTTCGTCTTCGCACTCAGGGCAGCCTGGGCAGTCTTCCCCGTCTAGTCCACAAACGCATAGATCGCCACCACAGTTGCATGAAAGGGTTTTCCAACCCCCACATCCTTGAGATACTATCTTTTGCAACCAGTCGTCAGAATACCTCATAAAGCAAACTACATCTCAAACAATTTTGGGGCAAACGTTTCAAACCCTGCCAGAGAGCAACCAACCAATCAGGTTGGTTGCCTGACCTTCGTATTCTCTCAGCTTATCCTCCGCTTCACCCAATATCGTCTCCGCTTGCCCTAACACCCCATTCACCTCGCCCACAATCTCAAGGGCTTCAGTTGTGTAGCCTTGCAACGAGGGGGGAAGCTTGCCGCTAATGTCAGTGATGATTTGAGTCGCTTGGTCTAATGCTCCCTTGGCTCCACCCAAACTACTTGCAACCTTAGTCAACACTGGCTGAGCAAAGCTTTCAATCTGATCAACCGAAGGTAGTTGCAATCCAGTACCTTCCACCAAGTCACCAAACAGGGTTTGCAGAGCCTGGTCTGGGTCGTCAATTTGGTCGAGGATTTCAGTGAACCGGCTCACGTCTTCACCAGGAAAGACACGAGCGGCGATCGCGTTTAGAGCATCCCCTGGCTTTACAGTTTCAGTTGGCACTATCTTGCTTCCCCTTCTCTCCCAGTATTCTCATTATCGCCTCCTCATCTCCCCGTGCTATGCGTTCCACTAGTTCTGAGCGGCTGATGTCATTTTATAGATAACGGCTTGCCGTATTTGCTAGAATTGATTACACTAAAAGAGTAGTCAAGAGAGCGCACCGATGAATGCAATAATCGCACAACACCTAAACGTAGATGAAGCCATGATTCTAGAGATTCGCGAATGGGTGCATGTGTTCTGGATTCGCGTTCGAGGGATGCGCCCTCAATTTGTAAGCAAGAAGGTAGTAAAAATGCAAGTAATTCCAGTCTATGAAGGCATTTTTGGTCAACTCCAGCTCGATTCCAATCATGTCGATTTGGCTTCAAGTCGAGCGCTAGTGTCAAAAGACGGTCATAAGTTTTTAAAACAAAATTTCAATCCTGGCGACTTAATTGAGACGGCAAATGGAATCCAAATGCTAGACAAAAACTATAACGTGATGAAGCCGGGTTTTCACGAACAAAATCCAGAGAAAGCTAAGCAGTTGGCTGGATTAGCATGAAGCCTAACTGGGAGACTCGACTAGAGATTTATTTCGCTTGGCAATCTGGAGAGACGCAGTCAAGTCTAGCCCAAAGATATCAGATGAGTGTGTCTCGCGTCTCTCAGGTATGTCAAGACACCAAGATTAGGGTAGCAAGGGGCTGGACTCCGGAACAAGCTCGCGAACCTGGGCGACCATCTGAAGGCAAAAAAAAGAAGTCAGTTAGTTTTGACCCTGACGTTTGGGAGCAAGTCAAGGATTTGGGATGGGGCGAACGTTCAAAGCTAATGAACCAAGCCATCCGAGAGTATCTGTCCAAGTCCCACTAACTCCACTCACGCGAATCGCCCCAGAGATTTCAGGCAAAGGGGCGATCGCACTCCCACGAATCAGAAAACACAGGAGCATAATCAATGCTACAGCTTTTTAGGTTTGAATCAAAAGAGGTTCGCTGCTACGGTACTTGGGACAAACCTATTTGGATTGCTCAAGAAATATGCGATTGTTTAGAGTTGCAGGGTGATGCAGGTCAACACGTTCGCCGCCTTGACGATGATGAAAAGGCTCTGATTTCAATTCAGACCCTTGGGGGTATCCAAGATGTATTGGGAGTTAATGAGCCTGGATTATATGCGTTAGCCCTTGGCTGTCGCAAGCCAATCGCCAAGCGTTTTAAGCGGTGGCTAACACATGAGGTTCTTCCCTCCATCAGGAAAACGGGTAGCTACAGTATCAACCAGCAGCCCACTCAGCAATCCTCAGTCAAAGAAGAAATCGACATCCTCAAGGACTGTCTCTCAATAGCTGGACTTGACCCAAGGTTGATTGCAGGTGTTGCACTGAATCACGCTGGCACTCGGATGCCAGGACTCAAGGGAGCGGTGCAAGAGGGGCATGAGTTGTTAGCGGCGTCAGGACAGGCTGAACTGTTACTTACTCCTACCAAAATTGGCAAAGAGCTAGGGATATCTAGTCGCAAGGTTAACGAGATTCTGCTAGGAATGGGATTTCAGGTCAAGAATGCAGGCAAAACTAGCAAAACTGAACCCGATTATCTAGTAACAGAGGCTGGTAGACCCTACGCAGGTAACACGATGGCTACAGGCAAGTTGCAAGACAATGGAGCGGATAACAGCACCTATCAACACTTGAAGTGGAAGGATTCAGTAATTGCAGAGATTCAAAATCACCTCAGGAAGGTAGTATGAAACCTATCTACGTTGGCATTGTCCTAGATATGGAAACCACGGCAGTTCAAGTGGTGTCAATTGCCCGGACTAAACAGCGAGCTGGAGAGTTAGCAAGGGAATGGATTGATGAAAACAGCACGCCTGACAGGCACAAAGTTTTCCAAATTCACACAGTCAGCGATCGCGATTACATTGAGTTGACTTAAAGCACGCACAACTCGCTCATTTTGTATTTCACCTTACACCCGCTTCTTATAGGCGGGTTTTCTTTTGGGTAACTACCACTTACCCGCGTTATGCCGCGCTTTTTTACATCATCATGTCGGAGGCAGTAGTACTCCTCCTTCAAATTGATTAATGAATTCAATTAATGCCGGAGTTAACCTAAAAAATTCCGCAGCCCTTTGAGTCTTGCCCTGATAAACATATGTGAAAGGATAGTTCAATTGAGCAAACTTAACATGAAGAAATTGCTCCATCTCTCCAGTTCCTGGGACGCTCCTAAGTAGTATGCCCCTTAATTTATACCTGCCATAAAGACTGCAAATCGGGTTGTATCTTCCGTTGTAGTAACCTATTTTGACTACATCAATGCCATTAATGCGTGTTTGTACAAAGTACACCTGAGGGTTAAAACCCTCAGGTGTTTTATAGCAGGAACTGTAGCCACTAGATGGGTAACTATTAGATATTCCGTTTTTATAAGTCTTTAATACGCGCAAGGCTTAAAACAGATAAAACAGTAAGACAATTTTAGCTCAAAAATAGCAACGAACTTTTACAAAGAAAGGCGCGGTATGACGCGGGTATTAAAAGACAATCTACGTCATCATGTCGGTAGCCTCAGTGGCAGTCTTCTTCGGCGCTGGAGCTTCAGGAGCCTTGCCGCCTTGCTTAACCGGAATAGTGCATTTACTCCCCGCCGTTGCCTTGGTCCCGTCGTAGGTGAGCACAACCCCGACTTTCTTCCCGTCTTTATCAGAAAGCGTCACAGCCCCTGTCTTCGTGTCCGCTGTCAGCTTTTTCTTTAGGTCTTTCTCTGACTTAATCAGAGCCTGAACGTCAGGCGACCATTGATTGAGGTTGTCTTTGAGGTATTTCTCCGCAAGTGCGATCGCATCTGCCTGCTGTCTCTCAGTCAAGGTTAGGCTAGGCTCTCCACGTGCGGCTGCTGTTTCCTGTTGTTGCTTCAATCTCTGCTGCGCTCGTTGTTCCTGCTCTGCTTTGGTTAGAGGGCGCGGCTGCTCTTTAAAGGTAAGCGTCAAGTCTTTAATGTCTGTTGGCTCGCCATTAGAAACCGCCGTCACTTTGTAGCTATATTTGAGTAGCACTAACGGACCTAAATTGTAGGAACCCCAAGAGAACCGTAGCAAAGCAGGGGAAAACCTGTTATTGAGGGGGTCAGCCTCAAGGAGTTTCTTAAGTCCGTCAAGCAAAGTCTTTACAGATTTCTTATAACACCACAGTGAGAATTGCATCCCTGGTGTGGTGAGTGTTTGACCTGATGTATGCGAGTATTGAGAACTCGTAACAGTGGTAGCGTGAGGAGCAACTTCGCCATAGTTGGCGGAGTTCTCGAAATCGAGGGACTGAGGATTGATTAGGAAGCCCCAAGCGAGCTTTTCTTCTTTCCCCTCTGGCTCATATTCCAATAGCAGCGCCTCTACTGGCGTTGACTCGGCAGATATGTCGGTTAACTTAGTCCATGCCGTACTGTTGTAGGGAAAGGGCGCGGTAGTTGGTTGAAGGGGAGAGGGAGAACTGGAAGCCAATTGAAAACTATTCTTATTATTGAAGATAATTTTGATATTAGAAGCAATTTATCTGAATTGCTAGAGATGGAGGGGTACTTTGTCGTCGCTTTGGATGACGGGACACATGCCATGGCAGTGTCCTCTAGGCTTCAGCCAGACTTGATTATTTGCAACATCAAGATGCCCTGTGACGGGTGGATAGTGCTAGAAAAGCTTAGAAGCAATGCAGCTACTGCAACAATCCCCTTTGTCTTCTTGAGTGCAATGTGCGATCGAGCTACCCTTAGCCGTGCAGCAAATATGGGGGTAGAGTTGATTGTAAAGCCATTTAAAATCCCTGAGTTTTTAGAGCGGTTGCAACGCTTGTGCCATTAACCTAGTTGAGTGCTTAGCTCTGATTCAAACATCCGCTGGATAGCGTTCACGGCTGCCTGCGCGATCGCGTTTGCGTCACCCGAACCGGCATTGATGGTCAGCGATAGATTGATGGTGTTTCCTCTTGCGGGTACAGCGGAAGATGTTGCGCCACTAACAGCCGCCGCTGCCACTTGCCCCAGTCCACCACGGGGAACAATTGACTCACTAGTGTTAGCTACAACCAACTGCGCTCCACTCGGCATTGCTGCCATCTCTACTCGCGCCGCCGAGAGTAGGTTGCCGATAAAGCCGGTTGCTGCTGTTCCTATTTGCCCGGAATAGCGAGGCACAACAGGAGCCGAGGGTGTCGGGGTGGGAGAGGTAAAAGTACCGGGGATTTGAAAGTTTGTCGCCATGCTCAAGCCAGAGGTAGCTTGAGAGGTCATTCCTAGAAAGCCCTTGAGTTTATTGACTCCTTGCTCTAGCCAATCAATCATGGTCTTGATGGCGTTTACAGCTGTCATAATGCCACTTCCAACAACCTTGCCGAACGTTTCCCCTAAGTTTCGAGCCGCCCCATCCGTGTCTTTAACTGGCGTTAGTAGTCGAGTGAGCCAATCCCACGCCATCTTGAATAAGCCAATCAGGGGACTAAAGACGGTGGCGATTGCACCTCCAATGGTGACAAGCGCTGGCATTAAGGGCGCAAGTGCCGACATCAACCCGCTGACAAAGCCTTGAAAGAAATGGGTAATGGGTTCCCAGTATTTATAGATAAGTCCAGCCGCTAGTGCAATGGCTCCAATTCCCAACACAATGGGGTTGGCTAACAAGGCTATCCCTGTCGTTGCCACAGTCCCAGCAAATGCCAAGATAGCGCTACCCGCCGCCGCCACTCCTCCTACCAGAGCAGACCAAATAGAGCCAAGCGACAAACTTGTGAGGGCTGTGACCAGCGAGCCAATACCTGCGACAATTGACGCCCAACCCGCTGAGGCAAGCGCAGGGAGGGTGAGGAAGACAAACTCAGTCAAACCCGCAAAGCCTGCTACCGCAGCACCACTCAGTCCAATAATTGCATTGCCAATTCCCGTAATTGCTCCAATCGCTACGGGAATAGCCTTGAGAGTCAACCCACCCAGCGCAAGGACGGTTTGACCAATAGCTGTATTGAAAAAGAAAAACGCCCCAGCCGCGCCAATTGCTACGGCTGTTAACTGCCCACCAACGGGAAGATCTAAGAAACGCGCCGTCAAAGCCTGAATTCCTTGACCTATAGCTGGTCCTATCGCCATAAGCATTCCGCTTAGGATGGAAGGGACAACTGCAAGTTGCGAACTGATTTGTTTGGCTATGCCAACAGAAGCGGATTCAAGGGCAGGAACAATAGCCCCAGCCGCTTTACCTAAAAAACTCCCTATGTTGTTGACTACAGTAAACGCCACGTCGGAAATAGATACCGTCCCAGCACGCAATGCTTCTGCTGTTACCTTGATAAATGTATTTATTTGATCAACTTGTTGGTTGACTCGCGTCAGAAAATTATTAAACAAAAGTACTCCATCTCTTAGCACTCGCATAGGATCGACTGATAACCCCAGTGAGTCCATGAGCGTGCCAAACTTAGTAAATAATCCGTCGTTTCCTATCAACAACTTCAACGAATCGTTAAACGCACCAAAAGCAGATTGAACTCCGTCTGTGTTAATGTCCAAATCGCGCATTATTCCAAAGACTCCAGTTGATGGATCAAACAGAGTTGACTGGAATGACTGCATCAACGCATCGACAGTTTGCCCAGCATTTTTCTTGAAGTCTTCGGTAATGAACTTTTTGCCAACATCTTCTAGTAGCTTGACTCGCGCTTTGATGTCTAAATCCTTTAGGGCTGATTTACCCATTGCCTTGAGTCGCTTGTCAATCTCGTTGAGAATGACAGCGTTTTGCTCAAAGAATTGGATTTGTCGTAATTCTGATGTAGAAGCTCCCCCTAGCGCCTTGGACAGCCCTAGGGTGGTGTTTCCTGTGGCAACGTTACTAGCAGCAGATAGCGCTCCAAACGATTCAGAGATGGAGGCGAGAGTGTCTTCAAAACCCTTTTGGTTGAGTTTTCCGCTAGGGTCTTTAAATGCTTCTAAAACATTGTCTTGAATTGCGATCGCTAAATTTTTATAGTCTTGCGTTGCACCGGGAAGTGCGGCTGCACTTTTAGCCAATCGGTTGTTAAGGTTTTCAACAAACTTTGCGGCGTCGTCGTAACTTTGTCCAGTCAAGCTACTAAAGGTAGTGGCAGCAGTGACATTGGCAAGCTGAAGATTTTTAGCTTCTTCAAACTTGGAATTCATGAAGCCTATCGCCTCAGTTGCTTTGCCAATTGCAAACTGAATGGCATTAGCTTGCAACACCCCTTGAGATATTGCGCCAACTAACCCCTGGGTTTGTCCTGCTGCCTGAGAAGCCGAGCTCCCCAATCCCGACAAGGCACCTCGAACCCCCCGAAGCCCTGCACTAGCCTCGTCTTTGAGACGAACAATTAAATCAGCGATTGCCATGGTGATGCTTCTTTAGTCAGCTTTCAACTATTGGCGTTTACCGCTGTAATTCTCGATCTCAACCGATTAGGTAGGCTTGAAACAAAAGTTTTAAGAGGGGTTCCAGTTACGTATAAACTCAAAAGAAACCTGACAAACTTGCTGTCTCCATTGATAATCAATTCTTCTCCATCTAATTCAACCGAACCCATTTGCTCGTCTAGATTAAAAATAATTACTTTCATAGTGTTGCCATTAGTTTAGCTACTTGTTCTGCCGAAAGCGACAAACCGTCTACCGTAGCAGCAGTAGCTGGTTTGGGTTTTGCGCTGTTGGCGTATCTTGCTTGTGCTTCAGCAATCCTTCTATCGAACTCTTCTTTTTTCTGCTTAGCTTCCGCTTTTAGTTTTCTTAAGTCTCTTGTTGTTGGCAATGCATCCCATTGCTCATCGCCAAGTAGTTCTTTCCATGTTGCCCCTGACTTCATTTTTTCCAGTCGATTAACAAACCCCGTGGAGTCAATCCCTTTTGACTCCATCTCTTCAACCATTTCTTTCTTGTTTTTATTGATTCGAGAAATAAAATCTTTACTTGGTTTTAATTTGTTATCGCTCTGGATAAATCGTGAAGCCGCCACGACGTTGTAAGCTTCGGCAAAGTCGCTGTAATTGTCACTTTTGTTTTTTAAGGAAAATTCATTATCTATCATTAATATCTTGCCTTTGTCTGTTACGAAGACGTTAGCAGGGTTTCTGTCTTGTGACCCAATAAGATAATCAAAAGCCAGCAATTCTTCTTTTCTCTTGTCTGGGACACCTTTAAAGGCTTCTCTAGGCACTATATCAACAGTGTCTTTACCTTTAACGAAATCGGTTGCCACTGCTGGCTTGCCATCCATATCAAAGCTTTTAACGGATAAGAAGTGTTCTTCTAGTCCTGCTATTTTTGCGAGTTTTGAGACGGCAATTTCGTTATTAACAGCTTTTTCCCCTCCAAGCATTCCTTTTACAAAATATTCTTTTTCTCCGATCTTGGCTTTTCCTATTAGCTCTCCGTTGTAACTGTTAGCCCCCAGCGATTGCCTTTTAGCACTAGACAAAGCATCAGCAGAAGGCAATCCATCTTCATCTAATTCTGGCTTTAGCTTTTTATTGGCAGTACTTTTTGCTTTTAATTTTTCGTTAGGTGTTTTAGTTTTTCCTGTTGCCTGGTCATTTTGACCCTCTTTGACTGGCTTGGCTTGAGCTGATACTGACTCTTCCGAATTAGATGTCTTTTTAGTCTTTGTCGTTTTTGTCTTGGGTTCAGTTGACTTGATTTTCTCCTTAACCGCTTTTACCTTTTCCTTGGTTGCCTCATTGTTTTTCGGCTTGCAGATAGCCTCCCCTCTAATACAGCGACCTCCACAGCGAGTATTTCCTGGTTTGCAATTGGGAGCTTTGCGCCCTGACGCAGGCTTTGTTGCCGCAAAATCCACCTCGTTAAACGCTGCCATGTCCTTGCTGTTCAGCATCTTGTAGGCAATGTCATCCTCAGAGATGCGGAATGCGTAGCGCTTCACTAGGCGCAGGTTTAGTTGGTCGCTAAACTGACCTCTGATGTCTTCCCCATCTATGTAGGCTTTGTCTATACTTGTGATGCCGTCACTATACTGGGTTTCCAGTATTCCCTTGATTTCTTCGAGGGTGCCGGGGTCTGTTATGTCATCTGTGGCACTGGCAAACGAAACCCACCCCTTAAAGGCTTGACCTAATTGTGAAAATACAGTCGCCTCACCCGTTAGCATTACTGTCGTCCTTCCACCTCTCGGTTGTGCCGCTCTACCACTCGGTTGTGAACTTTGAGCATCTCGTACCACTCTTCTACAGGCAGTCGCTCGTAAGCCTCGAACCCGCTGAAGTTGCCGCCATTCATGAGATACGTCGCTTCAAGATACTCCTGTTCTGTTAGGCGCGGTACGACGCGGAAAAAAGGAGCGCAAAGCCGCCTGAATGTTCACGTAGTCAGAGATAGGTAGATCGTTAAAATCTCCAGGCATGATTTTGCGGCTTTCGTTCCACCACTTGACACACAAGTCGCATGCCCACATAAGATCTGAAGTTATGGCGTTTACTTTGCCTTTGAGCACTTGAGCCGAAAGGCTTTCGCCCTTACGAGCATCGACCCTTGTTGGGCGGCGCAGAACTAGTAAGCCCTTGGCTGTCTGGCAAGCAAGGCTTTTGTCCGGCAATACGTCAAACTCCCCCGTCGATCCATCGATCATGAATAGTTCGACCATTGCGTAATCGTCAGCCATGTCAATCTCGTCATCAGGAGGAAGTGAGGTGTTATCCCCCCAGCTAATCAACGCATCCTCTGCCATTTTTCGACAGATGTCTATTGCTTCAAGGTTGGGATATCGAGACTGAACTGCGATCGCATTTCCAATAGTGGGTAGCCTGAATACTGCCTCCCCTGGTTGTCCAATCAAGGGAAATGATAGGGTTTTCTCTTCTACTGGGGTGGGGGGGTGGTTGTTTGGAGATTCGCTATCCGCGTCTGATAAAAGTTCAACTTTTGGCATGTTACTGCGATTCCATGTCTTGGACGGTAAATTCAATTGAAAAAACAGAAGGTCTACCACCTCCCCGATCAACAGCTCCAAACGCCTCAGACTTTGGCTTGCATCCGGTATAGGTTCTGATTCTTCCTCGTTGCTCTAGGTTAATGGAGCAACGCTGGAGAGGCGTAATCTGAACAATCAGGTTCTCCCCACACCAACGAGAGAGTTTGTCGTCAAGTTCGTCATGGATTTCAGGGATGTATTCGGTTTCCAGTTTGATGTCACCATAGCTTCTCAGCCCTACAAGACTCCCCATCTGGTTGCGATCGGCTAGCGGATACTTGGTCGAATCTCTTGAGCGATCGCCTCCCGAAAACTTAGTAAAAAAGTATTGCCCGAAATCGCCACCCAGTTGAACGCTAAACTCGGCTTCTGATGCCGGATCGTATTGTGTAGGCATGTGCTAACCCCTCCCTTAAGCGTTGTTCAATAACTGGGTAGAACCGCCGACGATTGCGATTGCGGCGTTTATCTGATCGATTGCCACTCGGTAGGCATAAATCCGCAATCTTCTAGCTGTTGGTACTGGCACAAGAAACACCCGCGCTTGGACGATGCGTTGCTCTAGGTTTGTAGCATTTTGCATCTCTGGCGTGCATTCGACTCGATAACCGTCAGCCGGCCGAATGCCATAAAGGCAACCAGCCGCATAGAACAGTTGGCAAACCCCAGTAAGCAGCAGTTGGACTTGCAGGTAAAACTTACCCCTGCTGTCTACCGAGGTGTGGATAAGGTCAGAGGCCCTGAATGTGCGTTCGGCTGTTTCTACAAAGCTGTTGAGAATCACTACCCCGTTAATTGCCTCAAACGCTGGATTGGTTGAGCGGGTCAGATCGTCGTAAGGCATCGCCCCCCGTCCGCGCTCAAAGATATTGATATTGACACTTGCTTCAGCTAGGTCAATCTTCTGAGCCTTATCCAGTTTGTATGCCACCCCTGATATGCCGTTCAGAACGCAACGCGGACCGCAGGGAGGCTCTTGTATTCCTTGTTCGTAATAGCGGCGAAGTCCCACAGAGGCAATCGCTGTCGAGGGAGCAACATAGTCAGAATCTCGGTCGATGAAGTAGGGATAGGAGTAGTAGCTGTGTCCTTGAGGTGCAACGTAGTCGGCTGCATCAGCCTTGGCTTTGCGTGGGTGATCAATAACGCTCGGTTGGTGTGGATCGAGAAGTGCAACCCAGCGCAAGGCACGGGCATACTCCGCCATACTGTTGCCGATTTGGGTCCGCTCCCATTGGTTAAGAGTGTCGTAAAAAGCTTGAGGAGCGCACAGGAAGCCAAGGGCTTCATCGTCGTAAAGTCGGGCGGTTTCTTTAAATGCTGCAATCCAATCCCAGTATTGAGGAGATGTGGGGGTGGTCACAGCCGAAACAGTGACGTTGCCAGTTGCCGTTGCCGTGAAGGGTTGACGATTTTTGGAGCGCAAACGAAACACCCCAGTGGAATAATTGGGCGTGCCATCTGTGTTCAGGTTAGGCTCAGCTTCGACTGCAAGGTTTGTTGCCTCGGTATTGTTGATGGCCGTTATGGCTGCTAATACAGCCTCAGCCATTGTGGGGGAAGCATCAAGAGTGAAGGGGATTGGGGTTCCGTTGATGGTAACAGTATAGGTAGCAGCGGCGGTGAGCGTGCCAATTGTTACGGCGGCTATGGCGGCTGGGACAATCCGCGCTACGTACAAACCCTGGTCAAAATTCTCTAGGTAGTTCTCAACGCTATTGAGGATTAAAGCGCTAGATGAACCAAACAGGTTGGTAAAATCATCCATACTTCCTACCGGTACAAATTCCAGTGGATTGGTCAGAGTCGCCGTTGCTGTAATTAGTAAGTAGCACCTACTGTAGACTGCAACGACGGGTGTCTGTGGACCCGCCGAATCAACCAATAACTCATAACCTGGTGTCCCTCGGTTAACCAGAATTGCTACCATCTTCCCCTACCCTCAAATCAGTAAACTTTGGACTTACGGGCAGTTCGCCCACTCGATCGACGGGCGATCGCAATATCCCAACCAACACCCCCTCGGGAATAAACCCATCCCCGGCATCCGGATCGACGGTAAACAGCCCTGGTATATCAGCAGGCCTCCAAAGGCAACCGATCTGATACGTTGCCTTGTATCGATAGACCGTTTCGTTTTCGCTACGTGCGGAGACAAGTCCGTCGCTAACCAATCGCATTGGACCCCTCACCCCTTTGATGTGGCAAGGTCTATACCCTGCGAGCAACCCTTTAATTAATTCGTGGATGAGCAGCGCTCTCTCGTAATCCCGTCTAAGGTCTTCAACCTCGACATAGTGCTCAAACGTCAGCTCTCTCGACTGAGAGAAGCTTTCCCCCGGCAAAGGAGCTGCGCCCGAATCAGGATAACTACTGCCTTGATAGGCAACCCAGTGCTGGGATTGCGACCGAGCTTGGGACTCACCCCCGTAAGGGTCGCCCTTAAGATTGCGCGATCGCACTTTAAGTACGGCGATGCGTTCCTCAATAGCTTCTTGGAGTGGAAAAGGCAAGAAAGTTTCCCAAACCTTGCTTGCTTGAGCTTGGGTCAGTGCAGGATTGAACCGTCTGATTGCCAAAACAAAGTCGGAAAACTTCATTAAAAACTCAGCTCCCAACGACGACCCTCATCAACAAAGGCCACCGAGGCAGCAGGCTCAACAAGTACGCCATCTTCTGGCGTTACGTCGCTACTGGTTGCCAAGTTATCCAGTGCATCTTTTCCCAGCTTGGTCAATGTTTCCAGCCACTTCAGCGCTTCCTTTGCATGCTCCCGAATCTGCGGATCGGCACTAGCCCCGTCAAGCGAATCTAAAGCTAACCGAGCGCAGTGAACCTTGAGCATCGACTTAAAGCGATCGTTGAAATCCATTGGATTTAACGGCAACAAAGAAAGGTAACTATCGGCAATCGCAGACCCCATTTGGCACGCGCTCTGCAACTGCGATTCGTTGATAGTCTCGGCGTTCGGATTGGCATAATTGGTGGCTTGAACGAGAGTTTCTGGGTTGTAGAGAGCCTTCATGTCAAGGGGGGTCACGTAAATCATGGGGTGGTCAAAAGAGGTGGCTCATTGTTGGGTGGGAATTCCCTATCCAGGATTAAGGGAATAGCGCTATCCCAACCCCCAGCGGGTTTGACAATGCCGTGGATTTGAGCGATCGCCTGGATCGATTTCCAGCCTTCTTTGTCAAATTTCTCTTTCAGTTCGGCTTCTCGTTCGGCTCGGCTGGGCAGGTTTTGGAGCAAGTCAGCCTCGGTTGTTGATGAAGTGCCAATGCCGTCAACGACAGGAGGTAGCGTGCTCTCCCTCTGTCCTCCTATTTCCTTGATTTTCCCCAGCTCCAAAAGAGGTTGAGCGGCATCCTCTTCTAGCTCTAATTTGTTTCCGGGGTTGTAGTTTTTGAGATTGTGGTTGACGGGTTCAACCACTTCGTATTGTTTGGGCATTTTTAAAACCGCGTTATACCGCGCTTATGCAACTGCGTTTTGAACCAAATAACCAGAATCCATGCCAGTGACAAAATGCTGGCGCTCAAAGCGAATTTTGTAGTACCAGCTATCGTTCATTTCCCACCAGAAGGGATTGCTCACCTTGGGAACACCTTTAAGGACGTAGGTATAGAACTTGCTGGGTTCCGCCATTCTGTCAATGTCGTTATCGGTTGTGTAAGCGATTCGACCTTCGTTCCCTTCAAATGCCTTGGGGTTGGTGTAGGCAAGAATTAAGTCTTTGCCCCAAATAAACTCCAAAGCCCTAGTTGCTGGGTTACGCCAAATCGCTTCGCCACTCACGTAACGATCGACGTTGAAATACTGAGCCAGCATCTCGTCTGTAATGGACATTGAGCTAGTCGGCTGAAAGTTAGCACGGATTAACGGGTGAGTTCGCAGCGCCGAGGTAACTTGCTCTCCGCCCAGCATCACGTTGGGTTTGCGCCCAGTGCGAGATGCGATCGCAAGCTTTGCAACTTCCACAACTTGATCGGGGCGAGAACCTGAGTCACTAAACTGAGAAGCCCCCGAAAGAGCAATAACCAACCCGTTGTAATTGGCTGGGTTTCGAGCAACGCGGGCTTGTTCGAGTTCAATATTGAGGGCCGAACGCATCATTAGTGCGTTACTGGCACGCTTCCCTAGATTGATGTTGGCGGTTTGCGCTTGTTCCTCGTGCTCGACAGGAACTTTAAAAGCAAGCCCTTTGTTTCTCAAGCTGTAAGGTAAGCCTTCGTATCCGCTTTGAATTTCGTTAAAAGGACCACCGTCTGCTCTGTCATCTTCTGCTATCTCAAATGCCGAGTCGTCAAACTGAACGATATTCCCCGTTCGTGCCGGGACCTCAGCAAAGGGAGAAAGAAAGCGTCCTTTAAATTCAGCGTTAGTGTAGCCAGTGGCGTAAGCGCTGAGGACCATGTTGTACCCAGCCTTCACCTCACTTCGATTCATGCCCTCGCGGACAAATTCTACGACCATTCCTCCCCCTAGTTCGACAACAAAATAACGCTGATGAGCTGACCTGCTGCCGTGGCAGACTGACCGGGCAGCAAGACGGCTACAGCTGGGCCCGTGGTGTAGGTGACAGCTTGACCGGTTGCATTAGTCTCTAACCTGCGTTCGGTCACGTTGGCTGCAATCGCCGCACCAGCCTCGACCATTGACACGCCCAAGTGGTCGCACAAAGCGCACTCCCCAGCTACGACGGCGTAATCGTTAACGCCAAGGGTGTTTTGGTTAGCAGTAGCCTGAGCGCCCAGGCGGTTAATAAACCGCTTTTTTGCAATTGCGCCCGTAGTGACAATGTTTAAGTTGACAACACTTTGCTTAATAGCCATTAGTCCAGCGCTCCCGTTTTTTGAAGTGCATCTATAGCCTCGGAATAGCTAATGCTGTGTTCCTGGGCATAAGACTGAACCTGCCGGTGCTGAGCCGTGCTCTTGGCGTCAAAACCATCTGGCACCCGCTCCCTAAATGACGCAGGGGCATCTTCGGGACCGATTGGCATTTGCTTGTTCGACCACAGCTCCCGACCACCGGAAAGCTTATTCATATAAGCGTCGCGGGGTGTTAGCGTTCCCTCTTCTCCGTAGTCGGCAGTGTTGGTACTATCCAGGGAAAGAATGAAGCGGACTTCCTTGTCTTTTTGGGTAGGGAGAAGCTTGCGATCGCGTACCAATTGTTCGCAAAATGCCGTTACTCGGTCAGTTTCACGCTGTTGTGCGATGTTGGCGTTTTCGCTGGTCAGCCTTTCGTTTTCCTGACCAAGCAGCTTGACCTTTATCTTCAAGTCGGAGAGTTCCTCTTTCATCTCCTCGAATTCTGCTTCACTGGGCATAAACTCTTCGTCATCCTCCTCGCTGTAATCGTTTAAAAACTCCCCAAGATTGTCCTTGCCGTCACTACCACCGGACGGCACCCTCAATTCATTAATCTGGGATTGCAATACTCTGATGTCTTCCCATGTGGCAAATGAGGGGGAAGGCTGGGAAGTCATGATAGCTAGTTGGTCTAGCACGTATGTGGGGTAAGTCTTATCCGCTTCTTCTACCCCTTTTTCTTCAATGAAACGATCGCGCGTTCGTTGATAGAAATCTTTAAATAAAGTGGCAACCCCTCCGTCACCAAACGCCATGAAATCAGACGTTCCCGTGAAGCTGGCGACATTCCTAAGGGCATTCCATACTTTCGCTCCAAGTACGGCATCTTCTATCGTTTCGTCGTCAGCATCCAATCCAAACTCGACCGTATCGTCTTGCTCTTCTGAGTAGTCCTCAAACTCATCAAGGGAGTAAACAAGCGCGTCAGACCGCTCAGCATCGCTGAAGTTGTCGGGCAACTCCATTCCTTTTACGGCTGGCGGATCGACGCCGCAACCCGCAACGTGACGAAGAGACAACTTGCCAGGGTAAGGATTGTATAAGGAGTTGGGCAGATAGAAGCTAGAGCTAAACCCCAGGATTTCTCCATTGCGAATCCATTCGCCTACCTTGGGAGAAATCTTTTTGAAGCCGCCCATAAGCTTGTCACCTATGCGCTTGAGCTTTTCGGGATAGCCAAAGGCAAGTTGGCTTTTGTGTAATTCGCTATCTGCGTAAGAGCCAGTGTGATGCGCTGGGTAGCTAATAATAAGTGGAGCCTTGAAGCTATCCGGGTTGTAAGTTTCAACCGCCTGATCCAGGTCGCTAGTGGAATAGTCGCGAGTAACGCCGTTAGACGAAGTCCGCTTTCCCGCTCTGAATATCTCTAACCACTTCAGTCCATCTGACATGCACGTTTCAACGAGTCACCAGCTTTCAGGTTAATTCCTTAAAACCTTGAAACTGAAGGGTTTTCGCTTTACTTGCCGTGCAGATATTGCAATTAGAGCAAAGCTTTTGCCACCTCGCGCTCTGCTTCACACTCTTCTTTCCCTTATGGAGTGGAATTACGACCAAAAGCCGTCATCAAAGTTTGAACAGCATTGTACAAAGTTAATTCTTGAGACGCCGTCAAGTTCTTTTTAATGCAAGCGCATCCCAAATCAGATGCAGTTGTATCCAGTTGTCCGATTCTTTGTCCAATAGAAATATTAGCTGTATCTATTGCTTCTTGACCTAAACTCGCCTGAAAAATACCGTTTCGATATGCAGAGTCTGAATTACTTGTATACCAACCAAACCCAAAAGTTTCAACAAAATAATTAGTTCCCCTAGTGGCATTGGCAGCATAGTTTACTAGGGTTCCTCCTGTTGTTCGAGGTTTAATATATAGTTGTCCTGAACCGATAGCAGTTCCAGTATTATCTATCCAATTACGAACATAAACTCCTAATCCACCATTTGAAACTGTTGCGTATTTATTACCAGGAACACCTGTATCAAGATAGCTGTGATCCGAGCCTCGAAGCATGGTAAAGCCCTTATTTCGGGCATACAGAGCTTTTCCTGCAGGAGATTGACTGTAACTAGTATTAGTTAGAAACTCAGGATCGGCACCTTGATAGATCAGTTTGCAAATGGCGGACTTTGCATCATCTCCCGCAAATGGATCGAACTCGTAAATTAATCCAGCGTCGATCAATGAACGTATTGATCCAATAAAAGTATTAACCGATAATATGTCGTTACTAGAAATACTCCCGCCACTACGGTTTATTCGATCTACAAAAGCAGTAGTTAGAGGATCGTATCCAATAATGACATTTAGCTGAAAGTCCAAGATTGTTACTTGATTTTGTAAATAAGCCACATCTTGTGCGGCAATCAAGTATTGATTAGGGTAAGTCGATGATTTTTTGACTCGAATCGGTTCGTCGATGTCCAGCCAGCTTAGATTTTCTGGAAAAGGAGATAGATGAGTTTTTGCTATTTCTGCCCCTGTTAATAGATTAAACACTCTAATTAATCTAAACGTCTTAGGGTAATAGTACTCATCCGAAGTTAAATAACTGACAAACAGTAAATCATCTTGCACTGCTATGTTTTTTGATACGTGCAAGAGATTGTCGTTGTTGGGAATCTTAAATTCTCTGATCTTGACTAGATTGGATTGCAACCTATATTCAGCTATAATCTCCCCAGCAAACCGACCATCTGTATTTGCAGAGTTACTAGTAGCGGAAATAAAAATTCTTCCGTTAGATTCTATGAGTCTTTTGACATTAGCAAAGTTAGCTGTCCCTGGAATTGTAAAAGACTGAACAGAATTAAAGTCATAAACCGGAACACCATAACCATTTAGACTTGCTACTGGCGTTATTTTAAGAATAAAGGTTCCACTAGATACTGAGATACTTAATAAATTACCGTTAGAAGCTATTGTTCCAAATGGTAGACCTAGTGCAACGTTTTGCTCACCAGATTGAACGATTCCATCTCCATTGCCATCTACCCAATAACTTCCTGTTGAATAGTTATAAGTTAAGCAGGGAATGGCTGTTTCTCCTTCCGATGTTTTATTAAATCTAAACAAAGCAAAAATAGCTTCAGTACTATTTGTTGCTTTAGAAAGTAATAAAAATTTATCACCGAGAATATTAACAATATTGACAAAGCTGTTGCCAATATGATCGGGGCGGATATCCGTAGTGAATTTGTCCGAGTTTACAAGACACGCATCATAAGACCAGGTTTTATTAGCGTAATTGAGCTTAAATTTATGAGAACGAGAATATACAATCGTTTGGTCGTCTGGATCGATGTCACAAACATCTACAAATAATAATCCCAGTAATTGATAGTTTCGTGAACTATCGCTAAGTTTATAAGATTCAACTCTTGCTCCGATATCATATCGGCTATCTGATACGTAGAGATTACCAGATCCATCTATATCAATGTCAGTGATTTCTCTCCAAAAGAGTGGCGTAATTTTTCCTCGACTTGCTACTGGACGGGAGCTAGCAAATACAGAAGCACCAATTACAGAGGATTGAGTAGGAGTACTCGACACGTCAAAAATACGAATTTGCTTCGTTCCGTTGTCTCCCACATAAAGAGTTGTGCCACTAATCGCTACTCCTGAAGGTTTCGTAACAGTTGTAATTTGCTTAAGCTGAGTGCCTGTTGAAGAAAATAACGTAACCAATCCCGCTCCCGCAATTTTCTGCACTACCCAAATGTTTCCAGAACCATCGATAGTTGACTGGTAGGGGTTTGTACAAGCAAATTCACGAACAAAAGCGCCAGTTCCTGTGTTATAAACTTTTACTTTATTAGCCTGAACATCGGAGACATAGATTTCTGAACCTGAAACAGAAAGTCCTCTAATTGGATAGAACGACGGATCGGAGGAAGTTCCTGCTGACGTACTAGTAGGAAAACCATTGACACTTGAATAATTTACTAAAGCAAAAGTTGTTTTATTGTATCTTCTTACTCCAAACTGTCCGGAGGTCGATCCCACGCTTCCAGCAAAATAAGCGTAGGTTGCATCCGTAGCTACTGCATGAGAAGAGGCTACGGCTCCAAAAGGAAAAATACCTTTATTTATTCCAGCCGATGTATAGGCTCCACATGCATGAGCGTCTTCGTCGTAAATTCCTGCTGTATACAGAGTTCCGTCGCTGTCTACGCAAATAGCATCGGCATTTTGTGTAAAACTCTTTCCCTTGGTTGCCGTGTTCCCAAAAGGTAAAAATGTTCGAGAATATGAATCAGTTATAAGACTTGTTTGAGATTTTTGATAAGTTGCTGACTCTATGTCTTTGTAAATCGCTAAAAAAGTTCTAATAGCCTTTAGCTCATTGCTTGTTAATGCTGGAGCAAAAATCAAATCAGAGACAGTTCCCTTTAATCCGGAACCTAATTGAAAATTTGTTAGCGTAGACAGTTGTGTGTTTGTAGAATTTGTAGCAATACTGTCATCATTAATCCAAAGTCCCATTCCCGAAGAATCAAGACGTGTTGTCACGAAATGACGAGCTTTTTTATAGGGGACTTGAGACTCTGTGAGAGAACCCGTAATTGTTGTTGATCCTACCTTAAAAGTAATTGAATTGTATGCTGCATATCTAATCGATAATTCTGTTGCATCTACTAAACGCATTGGATAAGTATTTGCCGGATCATCGAGATAATTAACAGACAATCCTGTAATAATCGAAAAATTAGAATTTAATAAAAAACTCCCTGAAATATCAAACGTTCGATCGCCTACCAAAGACATGCCATCAACCCGAAGAAAAGCTGGATTCCCTCCAGTAGCAGGAGAAACTAACAGTTCTCCTTTGACTAAACCCCTAGCAGCCTTAACTTGAACGTCAGCCCTATAAATAAAATTTGCATCTCGAACAGTCTCAGTATTGATCGTGTCAAAGTTGGTTCGTTGCGTAGCTGACACATCTTTGAAAGTGACGTATTCCTCAAAGCTAAACCAACGGCATTGCCCTAACAGATCGATAACTTGACTTGCCGTAAAAGATTGGTTGAGAAATACCGATGCAGCTTGAGCGCTTTTGACAACTCGAGCACGTTGATGACGGGGCGCGTATGGCAGCTTTTGAGCCACTCGCTTTTGCAAACTTCCGGGCTTAGCTATTCCAGAATCAAAAAGATTTACAGCCATTATGCTACTGTACACTCCCAAGCTATAAATCCCTGAGAAGCAATCGCAGACTTGACCGAAATGATCCCTAGGTCTGAGTTATTTAAGTTATTAATTTTGTGAACTGACTCACCAGGAAAAACCTTACGAAACATCTTTGCCCCCACACCTGTGCCGTAGTACAAGAAAAATGGGCCTGTATCATTGCCCGTGCCAGGGTCGCTAGCTTGAAAAAAGAATTCAGTTCGGGTAGTGCCAGCCGCAAAAACAGTAGTAAAGTTTGCAACACTGGCATCAGAAGCCGCGCTTCTATCTGTGTACGTTGACGGGTCTATCGTGTACGCAGTTGAATTAATTACAGTTTTTGGCATATCAAATCGCTACAGGAAAACCTAAAAGAATAAGTCCTCGCGCGATTGCGTCACCCGGAGTAGATACAGGTGACGCAATCACAACAACAACAACGTTGCTTGTGTTTACAGCAGATGTGTTGTCAGTAATCTTTGCTGTAAGCTGCTTAGAGCCAGGTGTAGAAGGCGTGTAGTTAAAGGTGTAAGGAGAGCTTGTTTTTTCCCCCAACTTACTTGCACCGTCATAGAACTCAATTTTTGCAATTATTCGACCATTGGGCACAACAGCCGTAGCGGTTAACGTAATTGCTACCCCAACCACCCCCGTAGTTGTTGATGCAGACAGGCTGACTCCCAATTCAGTCGAGCCACCACTTGTCCCAATTCTTCCGTATCCAATCCACGTCCCAGGTGTGCCACTGGCAACGCAAACCCAACCGTCAAAACTTCCGTCAATTGGATTAACGTTAAAAACGCGATCGCCTTTGTCGTAGGTTCCATTCTCTGGGGGAGCCGTCCCAAAGTAGAAATTAACCCCAGCAGAGCCAAACCCAAAGTCCGGCGAAGGCGCAGGAATGGGGTCATTACTTTGTGGTTTTATCTTTCCCAGCAGGAGAAGGCTTGCCGCTTGCCCATCCAGTTGCACGACCTCACCTGGAAAATACAGTCGATCTCCGATCTTCACTGGCTCAATAATTAAAAAAGGCGGCATCCGACCTTAAGGCCTCCATCGCTTTTATCCACCAGCTTTTAGATTAATTTCTCAATCCTTTAGAATTGGAGAATGTTTGCCTCAATTGCCGTGCAAATATTGCAGAAAGTTGATTACGGGGGCCGGCTGACAGCCCTGCGAGAAGAAAACCGATGGAGCAGAGAACGGCTGGCCCTAGCGCTTAGCGTGAGCTACGACACGGTTCGTCGGCTAGAACGAGGGCGAACGTCGCTGACGACTGAATACGCAGAAGCGATCGCGCGGGTTTATGGACTGTCGCTAATTGAGTTTTGGAAGTGGATGTGCAAGTAATAGCAAGAAGAAACCCGCGTTATGCCGCGCTTATGCAAAGTTTCGGCTAAAGCAATATCTTCTACTGACCGCTCAAATGCCTTGTCTTTTTGCTGCTTGGGTTGAACCGTGCAAAGAATCCCCTTCCATTTCTTGGCTAACAAAATGGCTAAAAGGTAGCACCTCAAAGGATGAAGAAAATTGTGCTTTAGCCGAAAGATTGGTAAAATACAAAAGTTCCCGGCAGCGTTGACGCGCTCCGGGGTTGGTCAACCAATTACTTTAATCACCAGTGATTGACAATATGAATGCTAGCATGCCGCAAGGCTTTCAATCAAGAATTCCCAGTAAATCACAGATAACCGCCATACGGACTCACTTCACTTCACTTGTCCGTGGTTGGCGAACTCAAAAGCTCAAGGTAGTGTTTGCCTATCTCAACGCCTTGACCTATCGCGCTTGTTGCTCTACTGGAATTGTGACCAAGGTGAGACGAGCGCAAGGGGAAGCAAAGGGATTCCATCGGGTTGCTAGCAATATTCGAGAATTGGCGCTCAAGGGAATTGGGCAGTTCAACGTCACGATTGAAGGCGTAGCTGACCAGATTGGTGCATTCTGGCAAATCAAGATATCAGAAGCATCTCTAAGGAAGTACCGTTACGAATTGCGCGACACTTTCAAGTTATTCCGGTTCAAAAGTCTACCACTTCCAAAGGGTTGCAAAGGTGACGCTAACGCTAGACGCCCTCCTGCCCTTTTAGGTTTTAATCTTCCCCTGGCTTGTGTCTTACTTGAGGTTCTAGAAGAGGTGTTAGTTGGCGAGAGAGGCTGTGAGCTAGATGACTTCCCCGGCAAGGGTGCAATGGGAAAGCTTGTCTACGATGCGTTGTTTCGGGGGATTGCATCTTATCGCCGCAAGGAAGCCCAGCAAGACGTTGTGGTGATGACGACGGGAGAGTCGGTTGTTTATGCGTCAGAGGTAGACTGGCACGGCTACAGCCTAAACGAGCGTGGTATTGTCGCATGGTATGGTCTGACGCTGATTCCTGATGATGCTGGGGTGTTGCCAGAATTGAGCAGCGATTGGTGAGGGAAAGCGCGGTATGACGCGGCTAAATGTACAACAACTGCCCCACTGCCCTCCACTGCACAACCGTCCCAGTATCGCCACTAACCTGAAAGCTGAGAGTAGTGCCAGACGCCACGACGGCGACATCCCATCCTGACACCTCTTCTATTTGCACAAGATAGACAGTTGCCCGCCCCGTCAGTCCCCCGCCCGAACCCGCAACTACGGTTAGGGTTCCGTTGATATTCTTGGCAATCCCCGTCAGTTGGTAGTAACCCACCTTAGTGTCGTTGGTTCCCCCTGTCCCTCGACCGCCAATTAGGAAGTTGAAGCCGAGAGCCGTATTGTTGGGGATTGTCAGTTGACTGCCATCGGATTGGGTGAGGGGTGTAGCTGCGGCGGTTCGATTGGTAACGCAGCTTAGGAATAGTTGCCCATTGTCGTACTCCTGAAACCAAGGATTGCCAGCAGTGAGGAATTTCATCAGGCTCTGATTACTACATAGCCCTGACGAGATTCAAGCGCGGTGGCACTGCGAGCGAACCCTAGGAATTGGTTGAGGTGTCCGGAGGTCGTGACGAGAGTGGCGGTAACACCACCCGGTACGGTGTTACTCAAGAAATAGGGGGAAGTTGGTGTCAGACCAGAGAGCGCGGAGTTGGTTCCTGACCCTATTGGGTACCCCGTGGCGTTTTGAGCCGCTGCTGTTGCTGAAAGCGTGAAATGAGTGGCCCTTTTTCCAATGCCTGCACTGGCGTCGGCTTTCCTGAACTTAACCGTGCCGTTGTCGTTCCAAGCGTTGAGCCAATCACCGGCCGCTAGGCTTTCCGACGCTGGGGCAACAAGGGTATCTGGTCCCACCCCAGTCGGCAGAATCGACTGATCAACTTTGCCGTCTGTGCCAAGCGCAAGAATTTTGCCGCCGTCTTGAGCACCACGGGTTTGAACGAGCGCCTCGGTTTCACGGTAGGCAACACCAGAACTATCGAGAATTAAGTATTTGTCAGCCATCGAATAAGTAGGTAACGTGTGCGGATTGAATATTTGCCATCAATATAGCGCTAGACCCTAACGCAACTCCGACAACCAATAAAAATCCTGCTGTGGGTTTGGCTTGAGTTAGAGTTCCGGACGCTCCTAGCCACAGCGACCTTGAAGGAATCCAACTCCAGCTGGGTTCGACTACTTTTCCCGCTCGTTGAATTAGCGCTAACTCTCCCACTGAGGCTGCGCCTAATGTCAGTCCAATAATACGGCCAGGATGCGTGAGGTTGAGGTTGTCAGCATAGTTCACGCGGCGGGTTCGTTCAATGACCACAAGCCGATGACCGCTAAGATTGGATGCGGCGGGTAGCTCAAGGGTTGAACTCGGAGCCTCCCCCATCTGCCGATAAATTGATCGCGTTGGCACTCCACACCTCCAGTTCGATAACTGCTCCAGCCGTACTTGAGGCAAAGTAGAGAGTGCCATCGAAGTACCCATTCCCAAAGTTTAGATCTTTCTCGCTTCCTGGTCGCAACGTTCGGTAGCCAAGACCGGGGAGATGTGTTCCACCTTCCTGGTAGGCGTATCTAACTTCGTCGTCAGTGCGGCAGAAAAACTCGATTCGCATAGCTTGCGATACGGCAAACAAGTATTCCTGGTTTGCAATGGCGAGAACTAGAGGGGGTGCTATTGCGCCCGTGAAAATTGTTGGCTCTGTCGTACCAGCGTTTTCACTGTCATAGGGGATGCTGTAGACAATCTGCGCTCCAGGAAAGCGCTTTTGATTTGGTGCGTAGGCTCCGAATGGCACGATCTACTTCCCTTTGCTTCGCTTACCTCCACCCGAAGGGGCTGGCATTTTTCCGTTTCTATCGTAATCAATGCCAGCTTCACCCAGAGCATTTCTAGCCCATTCATGCCAAGCGGATTGTCGAGTTCTACTATCCCCTAGTGGAAACGGTCTAGCCATTCCTTTCCCCATTGCATTTAGGAGATATCTGGCAGAATCGGGGATGTCAGGGTTATGTGTCTGCAACTCTAGCCATTTGCCGTTTTTTAAATTTCTTTCCTTAGATCCAAGGTTTGGGTTTTTACCTTTAGTTGTTTCTTCCCCGGAAAGGACTGGATACTTTTTCAGTGCGTCATCTGCCACTTTCTCTAGGCGCTTCTGAGCTTTGTCAAGCCCAGTAACCGCCTCTTTAGCAATTTTCTTGGCGTCGTCGGCATCTTTGATTACTTGGTTAATGGCTCCCTCAACATCATCTTTGCCTAGCCTTTCCTTAACTGACTTACTTGCCCTTTTAGACTGAAGTGACGTTACGTTATCTTTCTTTGTCCCACTTGGTTCTTTCCCCGCATTATCACCTCCTTTCTTTCTCTTGCTATCAAGTGAAGTTACTTTTGCTTCTTTCTTTTTTTTCTCAAGTTCCTTAAACCCCTTCTCTAAGCGCTTGCCCACTACCTTCATGTCATCAGTCATCCGCTTCCCTCTTTCGAGGGTTTTCTCCATATTTGTAATACCAAGCCTGTCGTTGCGTTTTGCCTCCTTCATCTCTCGCCGTTTCTTGGCAAGCGAAGTGTCAACGGTTCCAGCTTTTCTCAATGCAGCTTTGTGAGCCTTCTGTTGTTCGGGGGACAACTCACTGACGCAAGTTTTAGTCTTGCTGATGCAACTGCCACCACATGGCGTACCTTTTGGGCAGCTTTTCTTCTTGCCTGCTACAAAGTCTACCTCTGTAAAGCTTTCAACAACGCTAGGGTTGACTAGCTTGAAACTCAGCCGTACAGGTGTTGCCGTAAAACCATAGCGTTTGACAACTCTCAGGTTAACCCTGTCGGTAAACTCACCATTGAAAGTATCTCCGTCCAATGTGAGACTGGTAATCCTGCAATCAGAATCCCAGTCTGTGTACTTAGCTTGGATGATGCCCTCAATATCACTCAAGATGTCTGGGTCAGTGATAGACTCGGCGAAATTATCCGCATACTCTCTAGCAACTCGCCCCAATTCAGCAAACGCTTCAATCAATAGCATCTAACGAACCAACGACTGAATATAATTATCCGCTACTCGCTCAATCCTAAGCTCAGCCCTTCGCCCCAATCCACCTGATTTTGAATAAAGATAGGGGCGCTTCTTTTGGACGTGCAAACTATACGGCACATTTGACCCAATCTCCAAGCGATCGCGATAAGCTCTATAGGCAATCATCCCCCTCAGATCGCCACGACGCTGGTTAATCTTGGCAATAAATCCCTTTTTCTGCTTTTGGGCTTCATAGCCAGGAGAGAGCGCTGCCCATGGACTTCCGTCAGGGTCAACCTCTCCCTTGAACCCATCGTCAATACTTAGCCCCATCTCTTGCCCGATCAAGTTGAACAGAGGTGTCGCATCGCCCAATGCGCGATCGACCTTTGCGAACATGGCATTGACTTGAGTTAGATCGACTTCTATTTCCATATAAATTAGTTACAGTTTTCCTTGTAAGCCTATCTTGTATTGCGTAAGTGGAAATCAGTTTATCCATGTTTTTTCAATAATTCTTCTGCATTTTTTTTGCTCAAGACGTAAACATCTTTGCTGGGTGACTTAAATCCTAATTTTTCATAAAATGCCTTTGCGGTATCAGCACTCTCTAGTCTAATTTTTCCTTCAAAACCTAAGCGCTGACTAATTTTGACGGCTTGCACAACAGCCTTTGTTCCTGCCCCTTTAACACTTCGCGGGTCATCTCCAGATATATTCCAGGGGGCAGTTGCCAAATGACCAATAGAAACACAGTCGTTTTTTTTCTTCCAAGTCGCGACAGCTTGCATGTTCCCTTTGTCGTCAAAGATTGCATACTTTTTGTCTTCGGAAGCTGTAATTTCATTCAAAACAAACTTATAATCCTTGAATTTTTCTTGACTAATCCTAGAAAGACTTAGGTCATCAACAGCTTTTGCCCATTGACTATCGAAATTAGACTTTATCTTATTGTTGTCCTGTATCGCCAAAAGCTTACTTGGTTGTTTTTTTGAAGCAGTATCAGTGGAGGTAGCCTTTAAATCATTATTCTGGCGGTTGCCAGTTTGCTGGTTTTTGCTGGCAAGAGGATTAATGTTAGCGTTCTTTGCCTCTTTCGTCTCCCGTCGCTTTTTGGCTAGGGATGTTTCCACGGTTCCCACCTTTCGCAAAGCTTTGTCGTGAGCTTTTCGCTCTTCGGCATTCATCGTGATGCGACACTTCTCTTTACCTTTAAGGCATCGACCACCACATTGCTGAATTTTACACTTGAGGGTTTTTCCGCCAGATGCCCTAAACTCTACTGGCTCCGCAAATTTCTCAATCTCTTCAGCGTTGAGCGATTGGAAAGTTTTGAAATCTGGAGAAATCTCAAAACTAAATCGCTTGGTCAGCCGGAGGCTGGTCTTGACCCGCGCTTCGCCCTTGAAGGTATCGCCGTCTACTGTTACCCCAACAACGGATAAATTGCGATCGCGAATCATGGAGCGAACAACACCATTCACATAATCCAGTACTTCCGAATCAGTTATGGGTTGCCCCCCTGATTGGGCAAAGCTAGATTCTTTAAAGAGTTGCCCTAATTCAGCAAACGCTTCAATCAATAACATTTAATCAACCGATGAATGGATACAATTACCTGCTGGTCATTCAACTCATATCCGCGTCACACCGCGCCTATCACCTTTAGTATTGCTCGTGGGATTGCTCGTTTAATTAGTTTCTGCCACACTGGCGGCTGCCTCTCAAACATCTGCTGGAATAGCTGGGGGCGAGCAGAAATGGGACTAGCACCCGGTACATAGAAAAAACCCGGATCGGCAACCGGGTAGAGCTTATCCTCGATCTTGATAGCTGGCACTTTTCCCACCTTGCCGTTAGGGAGTTGGCAGGGGAGGCGATCGCTCAACACGTCAAACCCATTGTCTGGCAACGGAACGGAGTAGAGTCGGCACCTGCACCCAAATCCCGATGGCGCGCTTAACCCAGCATACTGCGGGTCATTCCCATCAAACACCATCCCATCTAGTGCCTTGTGGTGAGGGCGGAAGTTAGGGGAATCTCGGTGTCTCCACATCAAACCCGGACGCAATTGCTTCACCACGGGGTCTTGTCTTTGCTCCCACTGTCCTGCTGCGTAAGCCATACGAAAGTTAGTCTTAGCCACAAGGTCAGCCGACCTTGCTATTCCTCCTTTGGGCTGCCATCCATAGTTTTGTGCGATCGCATCGAAGTCCTTTGCAAATTGAGCAAATCCCGTACCGTCTGCAATATACCTATCCAGTGCCTCCCTGAAATCCTGTAACATCTCGGCACAGGTGACTTTAGCTATCCCAAACGCCCAGTCATTCTCAGCCCCTTGGATGGTTTTCCACGTACCGGTGGGGATATTGAGCTTTTGACGGAAATATGCGATCGCTTTATCAAATGGCAGGCGAGTGGGGTCGTCCGCAAACTCCACACCCTCCCTGTCAGCACGCTCGGAATAACGCCCCAGTATTCTCCCAAGTTGATTGATAGTGGAAAGTGTGGAAGCAAGCGCTGTAGTATCCAATTTTGAGTACTGCGCTTGCCAGTCCATGTCAGATGACATTTCATTCTTGATAGAGGAGAGCAGATTCCCCACATCTTTGTGGAACGCAGTTGCAATGCGCTCTTCGTAGATATCGGCAATATCTCGGTTTGCTTGGGAACGGACAACTCGACCTAGTTCGGCAAAGGCTTCAATTAACTGCAACTAGTTGGGTGGGTGATTCTGACATTCTCAGTTTACCTCTCATCCCTCACCGCTTCCACCAACCAGACCACACCCTTGCGTCCCAGTCGCTCGATGAGTTCGCTGCGGCTGATGTTGAGGTGTTTAGCTGCTTCGTCGTAGTTGTCGCGAGCGGTTGGGGTGAGAGACGAATTGACGTTTACCTTCTGCTCCTCGTAAATTTTATTTGCGCCAATTGTAGTGCCAGCGTGGGTTAATATGTTGTATCCGTCCTTGCAAGCATTGAACTTGTTGATATATATCTGCTCAAAAACTGAGAGCAATCCATCAATTACTTCTTCTGCAACAATAAATTCAAAAGATTCTTCTCCATATTTATTCCATGCGTGTTGCAGTTTCTTTGAATGGTGAATTCCTTTCCTCAGCTTGTATCTGTGTGCATTCCAACGCAATCGGATGTTTTTACTTGAACCTATGTAAGCTTTATTTGTTGTCTTGCATCGAATCACATATATTCCAACAGTCATTCTCCTACCTCAAACATTTTCTCACCCTGCGCCTCTTCAACTAGCCTTGCTATTGCCAACAACGCTCTTTTCCTCTTGTTGCTAGCTAGGTTTGGTCGCTGACCTTCTTTAATCGACTGGATTAGCTCTTGCCATGTCTCCCAGTCGTTTGGATGAATTTTTGACGTAGGGTTGCCGATACTAACATGAATTTCACACCTGATCTTGATTGGTCGAGTCGAGTAAACTAGCGTGTTGTAGCCGGATTGAACGGCATTCAGTTTTTCTATTAAGCTCTCTTCTAGGTTTTTAATCTCTTTGTCATTCGACGTTAGCCGTACAACAACAAATTCAAAACAATCCTCACCGTAGACGTTCCAGTCCGCTTGAAGTTTTTGCGAATGGTGCTTGCCTGCTCTTAGTGTCCACCAATGTTCCTTTTTGCGGTGATATACGTTTTCACTCGAACCAATATATATTCTTTGGTTCTTTACGTTCCGTATTAAATACACTCCGCTTTTCATTTGTTACACTGATAAACGTCAACCATGTAATAAGTATAAACGGAAGACGATTAAATGGGTAGGCGAGCAATAGAAGGACGGGTTCGAGGAAACTGGAGAGTGAATGAAAGCACACCTAACGAACTAAGCAAGATTGCTACCATGCTTGGTTTTCTGCATGGTAGAGGCGGTGCCACAGGCAAAATGTTGGATGCTATAGCATCAGGGGATTACGTGATAGTACCTAAATCGGTCATAGAGAGAAAGAGTAAAAACGGTTGACATTTATAAGATGTCAAGCTAATTTGATGGTGTCAATACCATTAATCAAAGGAATGTCAAATGGACGAAGAACTAAAGAAAGCGGTAGAACACCTAGTTACGGAAGTATTAAACTACCAGTCCGATACATGGGATTCACCGCAATACGGTGTCACTCGCGAGGACGCAGAAAGAGCAGCAGCTCAATTGATCTATCAGCACTTATTCGATGAAAGTGGAATGCCACATGTAGACGGAGCCGATGTGGGCTTTGCTGTTGAGTCAATTGATGAGGAGCCTCCGGCGATCCAAGGCAAATCCTATCCCTGGCTCGCTTAACCCTACCCACGCAAATCGCCCCAAAGATTTCAGGCTTCAGGGGCGATTGCACTCCCACGAATAACGAAACACAGGAGTATTGTACATGGATGAAACGATTAAGACTCTAGTTGCTTACAAGATTAACTCGATTTCCGATCTAGGGATTGAGTTTGCAACGAAGTCTGACGGGAACTGGATGATAGCGGCTCCAGATATAGAAGGGCAGATGCTTCGCATTTGGAATGGCAAGGCTAATTTTACCCAGTACTTTATTGATCAGTCAGAGAAGCAATGTGCTATTTACATACCAAGTCTTTTGATGGCAGAAGTAAAAGAAAAGTGGCAACGATTTCGAGGGGCAAACTCATCTTTTTGAGCTAACCCTTTGACCTGTGAACGGAAGTCGTAAAAAGCCGCTCCCCCTTCGCGATGTTGTGAGCATCCAAGGGGAGTACACCCTAACTAGCAGGAATGCACGATGAACATTATCACACATGATTGGAACGGATACGGCATTGCTCAGCTAAAGCAACCCATGACGATTGCGAAATATGACATCCCTCGGCATTACGTCAATGCTACGCAGACGTGCAAGGCAAACGGCAAGCAGTGGAAGCATTACAAGGAGTTAGATTCAACAGCCGAGTATTTAGATGAAGTATCAAGGTCGGTCGGATTGACGACCAACCAACTAATTATCGAAATCAAGACGGGGTCCAATGAGACGCGCGGAACTTGGGTTCATCCACTCATCGCTATTGATGTTGCACAGTGGATTAGTGCAGCTTTTCGCCTTTGGTGTAATCTCACGCTACTTGGCTTTGTATCAGCGGAGTCAGAACCTAAGTCTGAGCAACCTAAGCTCCCACCAATGTCTTACGAGAATCAGCTAAGGCTGCTGGACTTGAGTAAAGGCTTCTTGGATCTTCGCTATGATGAGCGGCTAGCAATGGCAGCAAGCGCAATGCTGAAGAACATGATTGAGGGCGTTGCCGCTCCGTCCGACGAACCTAAACTCCTTTCAGCAACAGAATGGCTTGGCACTCTTGGCTATCGTCCACCAACTAACAAGGAGAATTGGTTAGGGCGCAAGATAGCTGAGGCTTGGCGCGAGCAACGGAAATGCGATCCGACGACTGCACCAAAGTATGTAGGAACTAATCATCAGACTGAAATCAAGGTTTACCCGGAAGATTTTCTGCCTGTGATTATCGAAGTCACTGAAGATTACTGCCAAGTCAAGCTAACTCAGGACTAACCACACAACCCGCCTCACTTATCACGCCCGGAGTGAGGCGGTATCCGAGGGCGATATGGAGGGATGAGAGAATGGAAGACCACAGTAACTTAAAAGCAAACATCATCAACGAGCAGGGGGATGTCGTTAAGTCGTACACGCCACCCAGGGGTTTTGTTGCAATACTGGCAATTCAATCTGGCATGTCAGATAAAGAGGTTTCTACCTTGCTGGACAAACCGGAGGAAGAGTTGCAGGCATTAGTTAATCGAATTGGGCAAGAGTTTATCGTTCTTTGAAGCCTTGCTGATATCTTTCACCCGCTCTCATTGGGCGGTTTTTTATTACCCCCGCTTGTACTGTTCCAAGTCTGCGATCGCAATCTCCCGAATCCGCCCGAAATACTCCTCAGGCATCTCGGTGAGGTAGGCAGCCTTTGCTGCGTCTACGGAATCCCAGCCCAGCATATACTTGTGTTCGTCAAAGTCCCCATCTTCGGGAGAAACCTGGGACACCTCAAAAATACGATCGCTTCCCTTGGGTTCTTCTCCTCTACTGGGAACTAAGCCAGGGCAGAGGTAACAGTCGAGCGCTTCACCGTCTACACCTCGGTAGCCGCGAATGTGACCGTAACCGGAGCGGAGTTTCTTGCTGTTCCTGCGACCAGGAAACCTGACAGTACCGGGGAGATACTCGACACCAACGTCTAACCCGTTCCAAGAGAGTTTACGGTCGATGATTGCACCAAAGTCAACAGGCTCTGATAGTTCGGGGTCAACCTCCTCTCCTGGTGCGGGTTCGCTTGGGGCAGGTAAAGAGAAAGCCTCACCGTAGGTCTCTTTGATATACTCATCAGTGACATTTAAACCAATGTCTAGAATGAGCGTGCGATCGCTTGTCACTCGTCCATTGCGTTTCGCTTCCTGGCGTTCCTCTTCCAGTCGCTCTTGCTCCATTCGTCGGATTTCAGAGCGTGTCTCTCTCCTGACAATTGGGCTTGCAGCATCGGGCCAGTTATATTCCCCGATTAACTGCCACAGTTGAGCGCATGGTCCCTCATCAAGACTATTGCAATCGGCATCCACTACGTTCTCATTGCGGTTCTCTGCTTGCTGAGTTTCTGCCGCATAGCTGCCAGTGGATTTCTCTGAGTAACTACCTTCACCCCAAATAGAGCGGGTTATTTCCACGGCTGAAGTGTCGTAAAGCCACTTTAGTATCTCATGTCCCCCAGATTGAGGTTCTAGGAAGTTAATCTTAAACCCGTCTGTTGTGGCGGCGTGAGCATTGGGAGAGATGGCTTTGAGTAAGCGGTTAAAGGCGTCGAGAACTAACTTGTCTCCTGGATTTTGAGGGTTTAGGTCTATTGGGTAAGTGCCATGAACTGGTGGACTACCCAAGCGATCGCCATTCAGTACCCCAGACTTCAATACCTCCTTGCGAATCTCAAAGAACTTACGGATGCGATACCCCAACCCCAATCCCTGAGGCAATCCCTTCATGCTGCCGTAGGTGTAGCAGATAAACCGATGGCGAGGGCAGCGCTCGCCATCAATCGGACTTCGCTTAGTGAGCAACCGCAGCTCATAGCCGTTGACTAAAACAATGTCTTTGGTTGGGTCAAGGTCTTCATCCGTGCAAACCTTGATGAGTTTGTTATCCGGCTCTCTGTAGCGGAAAGTGAAGCGCCGCTGAGGCACAAACTCGACACTGGGTAGAATTAATCCGTCTCTCTCCTCCCATTCCAGAGCTTGCACGGCAAAGCCAATCAGCAGCCCACTATTGAGCCAGTTTCCACAGATTTGCTCGTAAGGGATGAGTGGTTTTTTCTTTTTGTCTTTCTTCCCCTTTTTTTCATCGTCGTAGATGTCCAGGATTTTCTTGACAAGGTTCGCAGCTTCAATGTCCGCCTTCTCATCGCTTGCTGCATCCACTAGGACGGCCCTACCCAGTAACGCCCCCACTCGCTCGTCTAGTTTGCCGCCGACTTGTGGGTCGATGAGCATCTCTTCATAGCGGAAAAAATCTCCACCAAATTTCTGGTAAAGATAGATATCTTCCGCCTCAGGCCCATTGTTAAATACCCAAGTAATGAGGGCTGGGTCAGTGCGAGCAAGTTCTAATTTGGTTGCAACGTCAAGGGGCATTATTTATGTGCGATCGCTCCTCAATAAAACCGCGCCATACCGCGCTTAACTAATTCTTGGCTTTGCAATTGAACCTGACACCGAATAGTTACGGGAAGTTGAAATCTCTCCATAAGCGCCGCTCAAGGCATCCACAACATCATTTATTAATGCCTGACTAGTTCCATCAAAACCATGAACCGCGTCTAGAAACATCGAGTTCCACGTACCGCGCAATAGTTTGATATTACCTCGTTTCGCTTCGCCTGCCACGGGTTTAGCGCGGGTTAGCTTGTCTCCTAAGGGTTTGACTCCCCTTGCATTGAACCCCGGAAGACGCGATCGCAAATTAGCCTCAACCTTTAATCCAGCCGAGCCGCCCTCTAGCTCCCACCTCACGGGGATACTATATCCATCACTTTCTGCGGTAGAGACAATCAAGTTGTCGCCCTCGACGGGTCCAACTTGCTCTGCAATCAAGTGAGCCACGTAGTAGTCAGAACCAAAACGACCGAGATGCAAACCTGCTGTATAGAAAGCGTTCGCATTAAACTCGCGAGCTGTTGCAGCCATATCCCAGAAACGGACTTCAGCGCTGAAACTGGGGAGAGACTTAACAACAGTAAACCAGGTGCGGTCAAATACGATGCCGCCCCCCTTCACGTCTAGAGGGACGCACCCTAATTCCTCATCGGCTCCAATGCCGTAGTCTCTATAAAGTTGGTCGTACCAGTTAAATTCCTTCTCAAGCGTCCATTGCTCTCCGTTTATCAAACAGATGCGCTTGAAGAGTCCATCTGCGATCGCATCGGCTAATGTGATTCGATGCAATCCGTAGTCAAGCTTGCCGGAGCGAACATCTTCGCACAGTTGATTGAATCGGTTGCCGACACCATTGTGAGTTGAGATGATTCGCACCAACCCCGGACGCGAGCCACCCCACATCACAATGGCATTGGCAGCTTTCAACAGTTCCCCCAAGTCGTCATGAAAAGCTGCCTCGTCAAGAACCAACTTTCCTTTTCGCGATCGCAGATTAGATGGGCGAGAGGAAAGGGCTGTCACTTTAAACCCAGTGGCAAACTTAACTCGGTAAACAAGGATATCCTTCCCCTCGTCCTCCAGGACTGTTGTCTCAACGGTTGAGGCTATCATCTGGTAAGCCTTAGCCCAGAATGCCACATCAATGATGTACTGCTCTGCCATCTCCCGGTTATAGCCCACGTAGCTTGTATCGTTGCCGTTAATCCGAGATGCATCAAGAGCGGACAGCGCAGCGTCAGCCCAACTAATCCCGACTCGCCGTGACTTCTCTGCTATCTGAATTCTCTTGGTTCCTGATATCCATCTCGCCTGGTAAGGGAGAAGGACTGGCGGACCCTTGCGGAATTCCAAGGATTCTAGCTCGGATGTCTCCTGCCTGCTCGTCGGTAAATCCTTTGGGCGTAGCTTCAAGCTCTGCTTCGGCGTCGGTCGTAGAAGGGAGGGAAGGGTCAGTGATGACATAACCAAGCCTTTGCAAGAATGCGATCGCTTTAGGAACATTCTCCCATTCGAGTCCAGCCGCTAGCCGCTCTCCATTAATCACCCGCTCTTGAGTAAGCGACATGAAGTTGAGGTTACTTGCTCGAATGGATTTAATCTCAGCCTCATGGTGCTCGGGAATTCCCCTAACTTCATCAAGTCGCTTAGCTTGCCAACTAAAATACTCATCGATAACTTTGCGAGCCGTTTGATAGCTCCTGAGGTGTTCGACAGCTAGTTCGCTGACGTGATTGCTAACTTTTTCTATCGCCTGATTATCACACTTTACCCTTAACTCTCCCTGAAAGTGCCGACGCTGTTCCGACCACTTAGGGGTGTCAAAACGCGACCAATCCTCTAGAGTTTTACGGCTATTGCCAGATTCAGAAGCTAGGTTCTTTAAGCTAATTTGAGCGCCTCGCACGTAGCGATCTCGGCATTCTTCTTTTGTCCAAGGAGTCACAGTCACGGGTTTAGCAGGTAAAGGGTTTCCTCAATTATCGGCATGTCCGGGGTGTTAAGGCAAAATGGAAGTTTAGACACGCCACGAAAGTTAGCCGCGTCAAACCGCGCTTATCTCATGAACACGACCGACGAGGAAAAATGGGAAAGAAAGGTTGAAATCGTCAAACTCCTCATCCCCCTGTTATTTGCGGGGTTAGGGGTGTTCTTGATTGCAATCGCGCTTTTGATGACCGTCCTGTCCTCCAAATCCAGCGAGCGGATTGTTGACAAGATTTTCGACACCAGCAACAATCTTATCCTGTTGGGCGGCGGAGCCTTGACCGCTGGAGGGGGGTTGGGATTGGTGGGCCGCAGGCAACGAGGCAATGTAACAGTGAATCAGGAGTTTCAGGGAGAGGTTGATAATGCGATCGCTCCCACACCAGGAAGCAGCGTCACCACCTCTGACCACTATTCCTACTCCCCGCCATTCCTCACCCCTGTCCCTCCCTACCATGTCGAACCCGCAAACCTAGCAAAACAATATGATGACGAACCTTAGTAGACTTACTCTCTAGAATCCCCTGACATTTGTCTACCTTGAACATAAGAAGAAAACATGAGAAACCCAGAGCGAATTTCCAGAATTATCGCAAAGTTAGAGCAAGCATGGCAGAAGCACCCTGACATCAGGCTGGGACAGCTCATGTCTAACCTGATTGATTCTCGCCAAGCCGATATGTTTTACGTAGAAGATGACGTGATCGAGAAGTGGATAGAGCAGGAGATTTGCGCTGAAGTTATTCATGCACTACCTTTAAAGGAATTTTCTCAATTCCCCTAGCGCGGAATTCCTTCATACACTCCCGCCAAACATTCCAGCCATTATCAAAGAGAAACACAATGCAACCGCTACTGCCAGGGAATACCGCACGGTTGGTGTCGTTGTGAACCATGAACTCTCCCCGCATCACCCCCCTAATATTCACAGGGTCGGGGAAGATATGGAAGGCGTACCCCTCAATCCCCTTGGTCTGAAACCGCTCCAACTCCTCGGTCAGTATCCAGTAAGCAACAATTGCCACTTCTTTGCAACTGGGAAGGGGAGCCTTGCCCTTGAGGTGCGTGCTGCCTTGGTATTGATACCCCGGTTGTCCTGATGTACAGGTAAACGAATGGGGTTCACTCGTTCCCACAAGGTCAAGCGTACCTGTAACCAGCGCTCGCTGCGACTGCGCTGGTAGAGGCATGTTGAATGTTGCAAATGGCTCTACTGACTGAGGTTGCGGCACAACGGGAAGAGATGGGGTGGAAAGAAATACTTCCACATGCGGGTCAGTGGTTAATGGAGAGCCATAAAGATACCACTCACCCGGCTCAATGGCTATCTTCATTGCCTTACCCTGTTGCTCGCACAATATTGACTGCGACTCTACAACTACCTTGTAATGCTTACCCACTGGAGTAAAACTAGTGGCTTTGAGGTAGGCATCAACTGGCAGTTCAACCTTGCTGCTCAATGGTAAATCTTTGGCACTCTGGGGAGCGCGCTTGAGCCAGGTTGGGCGAATTATCCGAAAGATGGCAGGGGAAGGGGTGAGGGTTGTAACCATATCGCTATTATCGACCGTCAGAAACAGTTTCGCCTCAGCTTGCCTGCGTCGCCTCAATCCCTGTTCTACGTTCGTTCCTGGATTGCAGTAGAGTAACAGCGCTGGCTCAATTTGTCCAAGGTTCCCTTCACGGAGACACCGGGTTATCGTGTCAAACCCCTCACCTCCATAAAAGTTAGCACCCAGATTGTAAGCAAAGGAAATAAGTGCTGCCTGCTGGTTGTCATTTAGGCGTTGCCAACAGGGAATCCTAGATAGGGGTGGCAGGTAATACACTTGCAGTTGGTGGAGCAAGAGGGAGTGAGCCTCAGTCTCGGTAATGCGATCGCCCATCCGCCATTCGCCGCCACTTGCATTGCGGGTTGAACCCCAGCCAATCGTAATAGGCTTGCCTCCAGTCCTAGGGTCGGGGTAAGCGTTGGGGTTGAAGCCCTCAAATTGTTTGATTAATGCGATCGCTTTTTCTAGGCTGGCAGATGCCATATATCAATATATGATTTGGTGAACGCAAAAACCCTCTTATTGATAAGAGGGTTTGGCAAACTAATTCTGATGATAGAGCGGTGACCTACTCAAAAGTTTGCAAGCCTGCTAAGTAGGTCAAGCTCTTGCAAAAACACAACTTTATAGGAGGCTGAATGTCTGATTCAGCTAGTACTAGTATATCCGCCTCACCCAACAATTGCAGGCCAGGCAAGGCGGGTGGCGGTTACGCCAGATCTATGCGGCACCCCATCCGTCAAATAAGTCACCCTGGTCAAAGCCTTCGCGACGTTGTAGCAAGCGGCGAAGTTCGCTGACAGAGTTTGCTGATTCCATCAGAATTAGAACGGCTTGAATGTGACTCCGCAACCTGTCTTTGGTTGCCTGTTCAATGCAGGCATGGATTTTGTACTTCCGGCGTCCGTTTTGCAGTACCGGGTTTATAGCGTCCAATTTGATACGCTCTTCTGTTGTCAACCAGTGGTAGATGAACTCCCAGTACAGTGATGCGTTACGGATATCGCACTTGTGCAGCCCAGAAATGCGTTCTAGATTCTTCTCAAAGCGCTGCTCAAACATTTGTGACCAAGGTTCGGGGGCGTCAAGAATACAGTTAATCGCGTCTCGTGACTCATGAGAGGATTGATATTCGTTAGGCAGCCAATTCGTCTTACCTTGAATAAATGAGTTTAAACCAATAACTCCGCAAGCCTTTAAAACCTTTCGCGCTACTTGGCTACCTCGTTCATAAGCTGCAAACTCTAGAACCTCATAGGCATATTCAGCCTTAACAGCTTTAACTGTCCCACCCCGTTTCTTGATTTCTTCGCCAAGGTACAAATCCTTGCCAAGTAAAGCTTCTAATCCTTTTACTAGTTTTCCTTCGCCTAGGTTCTCAAGCCATCCTCCCAGCGTTTTTCTTGGTATTTCACTGAGTTGAGACAATCCAGTAATTGAGATACCAGATTCGCCTGTCGCAACAACAGTGAAATACTCAACGCCATTCTCTTGCACGCGCAACACAGTGCTATTATTCATTTGCTTACTTCCTTTGTGAGTGAGTGGCGATCGCATTCCTGAACTTGGACGGGACGGGTGCGATCGCTTTTTGTTATGATAACATAAAAGTGCTGTAGTTTATAAAGCATTGACATGCCAAGAAAGGCGATTGAAGGACGCAAGAGGATTAGTGCAACCATTTGGGTTGACACGGAACCGGTGCTAAAGGATATGGCGCTAAAGTTAGGACAGTCAAGGGATGAAGAAGGGAATATAGGTAAGCTTATGGACTCTATAGCTCATCTCTGGAAAGCCCAGTCAAAGGAGGGAGAGATCTTCAGGCAGACACTTGACACACTCTATAAACTGATGTAGTTTATAGAGGTAGGTGAAAACGGGAGCAAAAAATGACTAGAGACAAGCTTGTCCAACTTTTAAAATCGCTAAAAGGCAAGGTTATCGAGAATGTTTCAGTTGAAGTACACAGCAGAGAAGATAGCTATTTTGATGGTTTAGAGTTGACCATTGACGGTAAAACAATTCGATTTGAGGGCCACTCACTCGACTACGGTGACGACAACGGATTATGGGTTGGCATTGATGAGTAGCTAAATGCTGTCTTGAATTCATTCGTTTAATGGAGGTAACAACATGTCATTCAATCAAGAGCAAGTCAACCAAATCCTCAACTTGCAAAAACAATTCAATAAAGCTGAATCTGCGTTTCTGGCTTCACTAAAGGAGGCTGCTTATGTGGATGTTTGGACAAGTTCCTACGAAGATACCCGATGCTACAAAGTTCACCCGGACTACGCAGCGCAAGCTGAAGAAAACAGTGAGTTTATGGGGATTAAGCAGGAATGGCTAGATACATTGCCACCGAGCATTGTGTTTGAGCTTTAATTGTTTAACTAATTTGATACAAGTAGGAGCAAAAACAAATGGCTGTGAAATACGATGAAAACCATCCACTCTATGAGTTTTACCAAGAGGGCTGGAGCCTGGGTTACGCAGAGGCTTATGGCTATGAAATGGAAGGGTGGGAAGAAGATGAAAGCGATCGACTAGAAAGGGAAACTAGACAAAAGACATGGACTGAGCAGCAACTAGAGGCTTTTGAGGAAGGGCGAGAAGAGGGTGGTGATGCTGGCGGCATGGATGTATAAACGAGTGCCGTCTTAGATTCGCAGTCTAAGACGGCACATCAAAGATTAGTTTTTAACCCAGTTTGTTTCCATTCAATTAGCTACCCTGACAAGCAGGATATTTGGAGAATATGACCGTCAAATTAATGTCAGCAATGCCTAATAGCTTGTTAGCCGCTCAAGATGGCTACACGCTAACAGTGACGGGTGTAACAGAAGACAAGGTCAAGGAACTACTAGTTGTTCAATCGTGGGAGTCCTGCGTAGGACATGACAGCACGGCTAAGCTGTTTACTGAACGCCTTTCTATTCCTGTCGTTACCAACCGCACCCAAGTTGAACTGAACTAGGGAGAAGTTCTTGTGGTTGGGCTATTCACTCCCCCGCATCGCTTAGCAGAAGGGCAACTTTGGACGGAAGATGAGATTCTTGCAATGCCTATCAATTGGGTGTTAATCCAAAAGCACTTAACTGAATGCGTCCAAGTGGTAGCTAGTGACTACAGTGTTAACCCTGTTATTTGGTAACAACAATGCTAAGACTCCTCCAATTTTGGCTCACCCGACAGCAACAACCCCGCACGCTCTACCTCATCAGGGGTATTGCAGGCACAGGTAAGACGACACTAGCTGAAGCCCTTACCCCCTGGCATTGTGCAGCGGACATGATGCCCGGACTCTACAACAAAGACGGCAGCTACAACCGCGAAATTCAATCTCAATCTCACCAGTGGTGTAAAGACACAATTGAGCGTTGGATGGAAGAAGGTAAGCGCAAGATTGCTGTTCACAACACCTTCGTCTTGAATCAGTGGATTGAACCTTACGAAAAACTAGCTCACCAGTACGGATACCGATTCCAGGTTATCCACTGCGAGGGAGAGCATGGCAGCATTCACAACGTACCAGAAGAAATGATGCAAAAGTGGCGTGAGACTTGGGAGCCATACACAAAAGCAAATGAAATAACAAGCTCAACGCCATCAACCAATAAAGCGATTAACTACAGATGCACCGAATGTGACGCTTTTGTAGTTTCAATTGACGGAACAAAGTTTGACGGTGAACCGCATTCTGACTGCCCCAAAAATGGGCAGTCGGAATGGTCAGATCGTGAAATAGTCATCACTTCATGGGATTCGGGATTACTCGGAAAGACCGAGTTAAAACAAAAAAAATAAGGACAAGTAATCTATTAACGCAGATTAACAAACCCTCCCCTTGCAAGGGGAGGGTTTTCTTTTGTCACTCCTCCTTCTCATCAATCGCAACAATCCCCGGTAGTTTCCGCACCACATGCCGCAACCGCTCCACCTCTGCATTGACGTTGTTGACACTCTCCGCTACAACATCAATTCTCTTCTGGGTTTCGAGGATACCCGCTAACCCTTCCACTTGAGCCTTGAGCTGAAACATCGATTGTTGTAGTTTCTGGATTGATTCTTCAGCCCCTTGGTGGGCCCAGCGATCGCGATGAGTCTCGAGGTCAGTTTCCAAGACGGCAAGACGGTCTAAAGTTTTGGCATCCGTTCGTTTTAATTCAGCAAGGGAAGATTCAAAAGCAGAAAGGGAGATGACGAGAGAGTCGATTGACTCTCCCAGCGTTTCAATCAGCTTTAGGTTCTCTGCTTGGCGTTGTTCCAGTTTGGCGTCTTGCTCTGCCCTAAACTGAGCAACAATGGCAGCCTTGCGCTCTTGTCCATTTTTGTAGCGATCGGCTCCCCAAATTCCAAACGACGCAGCAAGCGACAGGACGGTAGGGGTGACGACTTCCCAGTTGACCCTTTTCCAATTGACTAAAACAATAAGCGACTCAAGGGCAATAAAAATCAGGAAGGCAATGACTGCGTTCCTAACCAACACGTAAATTTGTTGCCTATTGCTTTGAGTCACTTAGGTTCACTTCAGTGAAGATGGGATAGGATGCCTCAGTGTCCTCCTCGGCTCTCTCAAGCGTGCGGCTGGGGCGATGGATGAAATATTCGATCTCAGTCTCGTCGGGTAACACAAGCTTATCCCCATGCTTTAGCTCGTGTCGCCCTTGCCCGTCTCTTAGCTTTTCTTCGCTTGATGTCACGGGTTCGCCATTAAGTAGGATGCCATTGGTACTTACGCGACGGCTAACGATTTCTCCCCCCTGTCTGCGACCGGGAAAGCCGTCGATGATTCGATGAGCGTTTGCACTAGGGTGACGCAGGATGGTGAAATGAACGTTGCTGATTTTGCTGCTACACAGCCTATAGTCGCATTCGTGAGAACGACCAAAGGTGTAGTAGGCGCGATCGCTTTCTAGTTTGAACTCATCTTCTTCCCCTGTCTTGTATCTAATCTTGAGGATTGCTTGAGTAGGCATGCGTCCTGACTTGTCCTGAAGCTTCTATTCTGACGCATGAAAAAAGCGCGGTGAGTCGCGCTTTTTTTAAATCTTTGGAGTAGGGGCAGCTAAACAATGTAGCTATTTCTAATCTTGACTGTGCTTTCAGCTAACACCTCTTCGTAGCTTCGTTCTGTAGACCACGACTCCAGGTAATCTAGATGCACCTGAGCCTCTTCGTCTCCCTTGTTCGCTTTCCTGATGAGATAGTCTGCTAATTTTTGAGGGTATGGCATGGAATCCATATTGTACTGGCGGCAGAATAATTTAAAGGCACGAACCGCCACTTCAATTAATTTGGTGCGATTACCTTTGCCATTCCGAGGATTGATGAGATCATGGACCACCGCTAGTCGTTCAATTTCGTCATAAAGCTCATTGGGAAGCGCCATTTGAGTTTCGGAACGCTTTCCTTTTGGCTTGAGCTTCCGTGTTCCTTTAGCTGGCATTGTAAACCTCAATCAATTCAACATTGACAGGAGATTTTGACAAAACCTGATCGATAGATTGAATTTCTTCTGTCGAGACAGGAGTCAAAAAATACTGCTTTTCGTTATTTGACTCTATACAGAATAGATCGTTGATAGAAACAAAACCCTTATAAATATAAAAAGGAGGTTTACGGTCCCCCTCCTTTGTCATTGCGTCAGCCCAAGCTTTGCACCAGTAGATTGAAGTCGCTAAATAAACAACGCAAAAGTCGTTATACTCTGGGTGCAAAGGCGTGTGAGGCACAAGAGTTTTTAGGTTTGACACTGAACTAAAGTGCCAAACCTCTATGTTCGGGCAAGTCAATACAAAAACTCCTTTGGGATACCCATCGCCTTATACATTTGAGTCCATGTGTAGGGCAACTCCCCGGCTTGCCTTTTATCTAATTCTCGCTGAATTAGCCACCTCAGCGTGTCCGCGTCCATGCTTTTGTGCTGCATGGAATCACTATTTAACTTTTGGTGAATCATCCTAGGTAAGCTCATTAATGCAAAGTCAAGAGACTTCAAGTCATCCACTAAAACAAGCTGCAATTGAGTTTTTAGGTTTTCGTAAGAATGGCTGGCTAGCTGTGCAAGTTGCATTACAAATCCTCCTGATACCAGTAAACATCGCCAGACTCATCCATTGCTTGATACCATTCGAGCCACGTAAGCGGATTGTTAACTGGCTTATCTTTGCACAACTCAACTTTTCCTACGCCCTCGACGTACTCTGTAGCTTGCCATTGAGTCCCTTGCTCGTTGGCGTCTTCGTCAATCACATTGGTAACTCTTTGCATAATCAAAGGCTCAGTAGGTGGACGGCAATCTCTTCACAGCATGTAAACTGCCGGTTCTTCATACTGTCTTGATACTTGTCGGTGATGTGTGCTGTGTTCGGAAACACGCACATTCCGTCACGGGCGCTAAATCCACCTGACTTTAGTTCCTCAGCCATTGCAATCGCTTGCTCTAGTACCTCTTGGTTTAGGTAATTGCGTTGAATTGCTTCGGGGTCTTCAACAATTCGTGTTGCCTGCTTTAGAGTTAATTTCACATTTACCACCCTCTTGCTTACAAATCTTGGACGCAGTCCCTTGATTCGCACCCATAGCACTGTCGCCCATTCCTGAACTTCGAGAATTAACTCTTTGGCTAAATTTAAGTGTTGGGCGATTGCTAGGGTGTTTATTTGGGTTGCTTTGTGTCTCTATATTTATTTAAGCTATTGCTTAAACGGATGTCAAGGGGGCAAAATATAAAACCACTCACTTTTGAGTGGTTTTATGGTTAAAGAATGAATCGCTGCAAATTCTTGTATGCGGTGGTCAATCACGCAGGTTCAGATTGACCAGCTAAATATCTTGCCTGCGCTGGCGGCAATCCCATCGACAAAAACTGGCGGTACACCAAATCGCTGTTGGTTAATACGCGGTCTGACGCGCATATCTCCACGGGTTGACCGATGCTGTAAAGTCTCCTGATTCGTTCAACAAACGCATTCCCCTGCAAATCAGGCTTACCTTCCGGAACCTGCTTCAACCAAAACTTGGGGGATTTTTCACAAGAGGCATACCACCACTCGGGTAGGCTTGCGCCAGTACCGGGGCCAAACGCAGAGGCAAGCGATTCTTTCAGTTGCTCGTCTGTTGCTCCTTCCTTTTGCAGTTGCTCAAGGTTGGGAATAACTAAAATGCGTTGTAGGACGGTGTTAATGCGGTCATCTAATGAGAGCAGCGAGCAAGGTAAAACAGTTTTCAAGTTCTTGGTTGCAATCATTTCTAGCGCTGGAGTGCGATCACCATTACAAGAAATGCTGCGAGCAACTTCTTTTACCTCCACATCAAAACCTAAATCTTGGTATAGCTCAAGCATTTCAGGGGTAGCTGCGTTGAAAACCACCATCGGATTTGACAACCTACCTAGACCCGACGCGGCAAACATCTGATCGTCATCAGTGAACTTGCCGTAGTACTCTTTAAATCCAGTGCCGTGATACGGCGGGTCAAAAACCAGAAAATCGTCTTCCTGAATTTCTAATAGTGTTTGCTCCCACGACTGAGCTTTAAACTCCCATTCAGTCATCCCGGTTTTGTAGTGGGTTAGATCGCTTTGACCGTGGAATTTTTTGTACTTTCCCCAGCCCACATTGAAATGTTTTATAGAGCTACTGCGCTGCAACCCGTTAAAGCAAGTGTGGTTGAGTAGGTAGAACCACTGCGGAGCCTCTGGATGCAGGGGATTTGCGTTGAAACGGTTGCGAATTTCATTGAAATAGTCCTCCCGGCTTTTTAGGGGAATGGTGAATTTTCCATTCTCTTTTACCCATTGCCAACAATTAATGAGGTAGGGATTAATGTCACACAGTAGCGCTCGTTTGGGTTGAAGCCCTAACTCTATCGCCCCTCCACCAAGGGTGAGGCTTACAAGGCGAAAATTCTTAAATGGTGCGTAGAGTTCCTTTACTAGCTCTACTGCCCAAGACTTGCCGCCAGCCCACTTGAGGAAAGGCTCGTTTGATAATTTGGTACTCAGCATCTTAATGCGATCGCTTTCTTCCTGAATCACTGCCTCAACCGCTTCTTTGACTTTTGCCGCTGCGCTGGGCTTGTGTTTCTCAATGTCGGAAAGGTGGTCCTGCTGCAATTCAATCCGTTTTTGGCACAGTTCAACTTGCTCGTTTACCGGCAAAGTGTGGCAAGGAATGACGTTGTATTTCAGCAGGTCTTCATCAACTCCATCAACTGGGTGAAGCCCGTGGGGATTCCTCCAAAACTGTGTGACTAGCTCTACTTCTCTTGGGGGGAACCAATTGCTCCCAGTTTCAGGAAACTCCACATAGACCATTGGAATGCCTCGGTCATCAATCTGATGAGCCGTCACTATGCCTTCTCCAAACTGTTTGTAAGTGACCGTTGAATTAATGGCAAGCTGCCGCATCTTTTCAACGGATTTGATATCGTCATTGAATTGGGATTGACGGCGTTTTGCCCTTTCGTACTGAGGGGTCTTTCCTCCGTTCTTTCCCCGATATTGGTCGGGGTTAATGCTGTCACGCTCTTGGGCTAATTGCTCAATTGCCTTGTCGATATTGAATGGTTTTTCTGTGGCCAACATAATCATCACACTTCCAACAAAAGACTTAGTTGCAGGATTAATACAAGTTGCAAAGATGAAAGAAAAACACTGATGGCTTGACTGTTTTTGATTGATAGGGATAAGCCAACTGCTGCCGATACAGCTAGGGCAATTAAGACAATCCGAATGAAACCTCGACCAGTCACGCTACCTCCTCTTGGTTTTGCTTTTGGTTCTCTGGTATTGGCTCGGATTGTAGTTTTTTTCAACAACGCATGTAGATGTTGTTCGTCTTGTACCCGTTGCCAGTAGCCCATGTCTGCAATGATGGGCTGGAGATTAATGAAGGATGGTTGTGCGATCATTACTTCAACAGCCCCTTTCAAAGCTGTTCGCAGATAAACTCAATCTCGTCATCGCAATACGGACGCACCTGCCAAACATCACCCTCTTTTAACTGCCATCCAGAGCGTTGAATATGGTGAAGTAACGCATACATTTCTTCATGCCTCCACTGCCCTGGCACTTGATAGCGCCCTACAACTTCAGCACCAACCTTGCGAACTGAAACAATCCAAAACCTGCCAGATTCAATAGACAAAGTAGAAGGTACTGCCTCAACAATTAGCTCGTAAGTGGGGCGAGGTTTTGGTGATTCAAGTAACTCCAGCAAGGGAGCCGTGCTTTTAGTCATTGCCAAAACCCCTCTTTTGTAGCGATCCATAAAAACCAATCTCTGGCTTGAAAATCACCTTGCATAGACCAACTGGACCGTTACGGTTTTTGGCTGCATTAATCTCTAAAATGTTTCGGTCAGGAGTGGCTGGACGATAATATTCATCGCGATACAAAAGGAATATTTCGTCAGCATCCTGTTCGATATCACCACTGTCTTTCAGGTTGGCAATACTGGGTCGATTGTCTTTTGTTGATTCGACCTCTCGATTAATCTGAGCTAGCGCAACGAATGGACAGTTAAACTCTTTTGCAATGTCCTTAGCTTCACCAGCAAAAGCCCCAACAACTTGTGCTCGATTTGAAGCTGCCCTATCACCTAGTTTTTGCAGATAGTCTAAAACAACTAATCCAATCGGAGAACCCGTCTCAACTTGAATTCGGCGCAGCTCTGCCCGAATCATGTTAGGCGTGAGCTTGCTGGCTGGAGTGTCGTTGATGTATAGCGGCAGCTGCGCGATTGTCCCGACTGCGTTTGATAGGGACTCCCACTCGTTTGGAGCTACTCGATTTTGCACAAGTCGAGCCAAGTCAATCCCCGAATGCATGGAGACAAAACGCTTGGTCAGCTTGGCGCAGTCCATCTCTGCACTGAAGAAGACGACTGGCAACTGGTGATGAACGGCAAAGTGATTGGCTAGGTAGCATCCGAAAAATGTCTTACCCATTCCTGGACGACCAGCCACCACAACCAAGTCCTGCTTGAATAGTCCGCCCGTCAGCCCATCTAAGTCCAGTAGTCCAGTCTTATAGCCTGGTTGCCCTCCAGCTTCGATTTCCTGGAAGACATCAACCAGTAAGTCTGAGATGGGCTTTGCCGCCCATTTCTCTCCTTGCTGGTACGATGTAGCCTCCATTAGCTTTGACTGGGCTTCATTGACCACGGAGGGCAAATCTAGAGCGGTTTCATTGCCCAGTTCCGCTATCTCGTTTCCAACCTGGATGATTTGACGCCGGTGGTACTTATCCATCACGAGGTCAGCGTAACGGTCAATATTGGCGGCTGATATCGTACTGCCAACCAGTTGAGCAAGCTTTGCCAAGCCTCCAACCCGCTCCAATATGCCGCGATCGTCTAGGTAGGTCGATACGCACATCAAGTCGGTAGGCTTACCTTGACCGTGTAATGCGATCGCAGCTTTGTAGATTTCTCGGTGAGAGAGGACGTAGAAGGCCTCCGGTTTTAGGTCTTCTGCAACTCGCGATATAGCACCAGGGTCGAGCAGGATGCCGCCAAGAATAGCTTCTTCAGCTTCTACGTTTTGAGGTGGGACGCTGCCAGCATAGGCAGCAAAATTCAGAACCTTTTCAGACTTGGCTTGCATTACTTGCTGACTCCCTTAATCTTGGCTAACAGTCCCTTGACTTGGTCTGATGTAATTGACTCTGTACCTGCAATGGGCTTAGGTGCCTCAACCATCTGGCGAACAGCTTTAGTCGCCTTGTATTCCGACCAAACATCGTTGGTGCGATCTTCCTCTCCAATTTTTTGCAGGTAGTCACGAGCAAAAGCCTTTGACTGCTTCTCTCGCTCTGCATACCAATTAACAAGCTCTTGTCGGGCAATCCACTTTTGCCCAACTCGCTTGATTGCCCATTCCGGCATTTTGTAGCCACCCTTTAGCCACTCGTCACTCTTGGTGACTGGATGCACAAATGGCGTGTTATCACACTGCGGCGGAATGACTAAATCTGAACCCTGTTTTAAATTCTCTGGGGCTAATTCAGGCTGAGGCTTTTCTGGAGCCAAGGAGTTCTGCTTAGAATCCGGACTCTCTTCGGCTTGACGAATCGGGGGGGCTTCTTCTCCAATTTCTTTAGAGAAAGAAGGATTTCTTATATATAGTGCAGCGGTGTTTTTACCGTTGGAATTGCTGTCACCCAATGGCGTTTTTACCGTTGGGTCAACAGCGTTTTTACCGTTGGGGTTGGGGTTTTCCAGCGGCGTTTTTACCGTTGGGTCGGGAGTGTTTTTACCGCTGGCTTCTGCTGTTGATAGGCTCCTTATTGCTTCCTGTACTGACTCAACGGACAGGAGGTAGTCAAAGGTTTTGCGGTGCTTAATTGGTTGGCGGGTGTCAATGAACCACAAATCCTTGAGCTTCTTTATCCGTTGCCTGACTGACTTTTCGTTGTACAAGTTGAACAGCGCACCAGAGATATCCTTTGCTGTCTTTCCTTCAATCCAAGGCTCTTGACCTGGCTTAATGCATTCGAGTTTTGCGTTAGTCCAGAACTCGAATAGGTGGAGCATTGCAGCGGCGCAGGGGTCATTGCCTGTTATTGCCATATAGTCTTCTCTGATCTGGAAGAATCGCTCTCTGGCTCGATGCTCAATGCAGGACTCTCTAGCCATTGCTGGTCACCCCTATTGCTTTAATCTGGGCAACCTCAGACTCACTCAGCTCAAACCACTCTCCTTTGCGGCGAAACCTGCTGAATTTTTTGTGCAGGGCTAACTCCAGTTCAGAGCTTTTAGTCTTTTTGCAGGCAATTACATGAATGACTTCAATTCTGTGCGGGCAGGCTGTATCGAGGCTCGCAATCCTTTTCTTGAGCGTGGACGTTTTGCCTATTTTATAAAACGGTGTTCCTTCCGCCCAAAGCAGATAAACGCAATCACCTATAAAATTGGTTATTTGTTCAACTGATAGAGCTTCAAACTCTTCTTTGCCCACCATTACGCAAGAGGTTTGGCGGACTGACGCATTCTTTCCTACTTGGTCAAAAGTTTCGGCGTCAAGGATGCCGTCAAAATACGCAAGGAATCGATAATCGTGGTCGCCTTCGCCAAAATAATTTTTGTCGCAATATCGCTCTAGCTCAGTGGCGTTGCAGGCTGTAGCTATTCTTTCTAGCAGCCATAACTCCCACTCTTCGCCTGTCGCCACAATTTGCACTAAATACCTCATCTCCCCACCCCCAACGCTTTCTCACAATCCGCCTCAAACCCCTTGCGAATCAGCACCTTGACTTTTGCTACGTTCTCCGTCTCTTCAAACAAGGGAATCCAACAATGCCCCAGCCGCCGATGCAAGACCGCAAATACGGGCTTGTACTGAATTTCCCAGCCAAGGTACTCCTCAATCTTGTAGCTATCGCCAACAGGCGCTTCAAACGCTTCAGGAGGCAGTTGGTAGCTGTATTGAAAACCGATCGCTTCCAACAACACAGCAGCATGACCGCAGTCGTGAGGGTGACTCATGCCAAGCCTCCCGACAATTCAAGTTCAACACCGGCCCTGATAACCTTCCGAAGCATCCCCACGTCTTCGCAAGCGTCAAACCAGGGGAGCCAGTAATGCCCGGTGGGTTCGTGGATTAAGGCAGTGTGGGGAAAGATTTGAATCTTCCAGTCAAGGAGATAGTCAGCTAGTACAGCTTCCCCCACTTCAAGTAGTGAGTCACTATCACCGCATCCGGCGTAATACCAACCAGCGTTTTCCACAAAACCGACAATGGTTCTGGGAATGTAAGCAAAGCGATTCTGGGGTAATGAGCGATCTGCTTCTCTCATCGTCCCCCCAGCGCTGCTTTGGCTTGGCGAATTAGACAGGAACTGGAATGGATTAAGTCTTCGAGGTCTCTTCGGTCGAGGGAAGAGAGTCGGTCTGAGCTGAATGTCTCTGAAACCTGCTTCACCGTTGCCACCACCCTGCGGGGTGGGAGGGAATGCAGGTGAGAGCTGAATGCCGCGTATACGTCCTCAACCGTTGGCATGGGGGCTGGGGCTGCGCTCTGCTGTGGCTCTGCCTCTGTCTGCTTGGGTGGCTTTGAGGTGCTGTCATCAGTAGCCTCACTTGTTCCCCTTAATAGTTTTAGTGCGCTGGACTGAGTGAGGTTCCCTAAATCCAATCCGCGTTCTGCCGCGCCTTTTTGTATTTCGTCCCAGTCGCGAGCGATTTGGCACCACTCCTGAGCAGTCCGCTCGCTGATCCGAGGGCAGTTTGCCTTAAGCCAAGGGAGCCATCCCCCTCGCTTTGTCCTGCGCCGCTGCTCTAAGAGAATCATCCCGGCACGTCTGGCACGCTTGAGGGCTTCCCCTGCTGCATTGAAGGCTAGGTCAGCCTCGGCATTGACTTGGTTGATTAACTCTTCATCAGATAACAGGGCGATCGCGTTTTCATCTGGTTCGCTCTCTAGAGGTGGGTTAACCCCTCCTGTTACAATGGCTGCAAGAGTGGAAAATCCTAATTGCTTTGCAGCAACGACTGTTTCAGCTCCTTTGATTACAATATTGTCTGGGCTAATTTCGATGGGGGGCAAGTCTCCATCGTTTTTTATTTGTTCAACAAACTTTGCCACAAGAGCTTCGTCGTAAGAGCCAATAGTTAGCGACTCTATCGGGGCAACGGTTATGCTATTCATGCGTTTTTCCTACTAATTGCTTGGCAACAAAAAGTCCCTTGTCTGTTAGCGAGCATCCGCGCTCGTTAACATCAATAAGTCCCTTTTCTTTGAGTAGTCGAACTGTGGGGACTGGGTAAACTTGGTTTCCGTAATGAACCCAACTCTTTCCGTTTGTACGAGCTACCAACAACGCCTTAAGTGCCTTGACTTGCCACTCTGTGAGGACTAGCTCTGGCTTCACTGCTGGGGCTAACACCTGCGAACCAAGGTGATTAGAAACCTCCACAGGAGGCGTCACGCCAGAATCAAGCAACAGCGCAACGCACACTCGAAGCAGGCGATCGCTTTCTCGCAGAGCACCCCTCAACCCGATGTTTTGTAACTGGACTGATTGGATTAATTGGTCTCGTTCTTTCAGTGCTTCTTGTTGCTGAGATTGGGTAAACGTCATGCAACCTCCTTAGCCGCGCAATCGTAGTTATAGACGGCTACGGCTAAGCAGCAGCGCAAGTGTAAAAACTGGGGGGATCTGTTTTTGCGGCCGAAGGGTTTAGCGACCGCACATTCTTTGTCCTGCGGATTCGCGACAATTGCAATAATTCCAGCCCTTTCGCTAAACGCAGACCCTGAAACTTTCCAATACGAAGCTTTCCAATTTCCCCGATCTCTACTGACCTGATAGCCGTTTGTCTCTAACGTCTTTCTCAAGAATTTCTCAAAGCTCACGCGACTTCCCCCCCTTCCTCGCGCTGCTTTTTCTCTTCTGCCACATAGCGAAAAACGGTTGCTCTTGCAACTGAACAGCGTCTTGTGATTTCCGAGACCGGAACTTGTGCCCAGTACAGTTGAAGGATTTTTTTCTTTTGTGCTTGTGTCGCCTTTGCCATCTTTCTCCTACTTTTTCGAGTTTTGAGGTAGTCTCTTTTGAGACCTTCTTTATTGTCGCGTGACTGACTCGTGACAGACACGTTGCTTAACAAAACTTATTAACAGCGTTAGTGGAAAGATGCGTGATGATAAAGTGTAGTGGCGTGACACAACACGCTCGGAGGAAAGATTGAGCGTTAAGGAAATGACTAAATCTCGCTGGCTATCGGAGTGGATAAAGCAAGAACGAGAGTTGACGGGGTTAAGTCTCCGGGGTTTAGCCGCAAAAATAACGAACCTTACGCAGCTAGACATTGATAGAGGTGCGCTGTGGCGAGCCGAACACGGGGCTGAGATGAAGCAATCGGGTCGTGCCGCCGTTGCTCGGTACCTAGAGATTGAGTATGGGTTGCGGGGGAAACTTGAGGAAAACCTAGAGCGCCTAGTCAGACAGCGGACTAGCGAACAAAGCACGTTGACGACCCAAGAGGAACGCTCTGCTGCTATTGCGTGGTTAAGCAGGGCCCCGGTTACGGAAGTATTCTCAGTAGCTGAAGAATTTTTCTTCCCTCGATTGAAAGGGAAAAATTTTTTTAAGGTAGATGACAGCCTTCATACCCGTGGCGCGTGTCAGCCCTACAATAATTCGGAATTACTGAGGTGCATGGCCGTGGGACTAAGACAACTTATTAGAGATGCGATCGCTTCCAGCGGACTAACAGAGGATGCCGCATTAGAAGCGATCGCAGAAGCAACTGAAGTAGAGCAGGTTCTTCCCGAGTTAAGACGTTTTATGAGAGGGGAAACGAACGTACTACCCGACGAGTTGATTGGATATATTGCGGCTGGGTTGCGGGTTTTGACTGGCGACCCAAGGTTTAGCGCAAATCTTATTCGCGCTCATAACCTAGAACAATCGAACGGAAGCCATTCGATCAACTAGGTTCTTGCTATCTGAGGAACGCTATGAGGGTTTTTGCCCTCTTTTTTTTGTGGGTGGCACTGAATCAAACTCTTCCCGCCCGTAATAGACTGCAAAACCATACCCAGTTGACGCAATCTGGTTTTTTGACTTCCATGCGTCTCCAGCGATCGAACAATCACCACAACGAACAATGATAAGGTTTTCAATTAGCGAGATTGAAAAAGTCCTGGGGTCGTGGCTTGACTCCAAGCGTTTTTGCAGGTCAGTGAGAAACCGAGAAACCGTCTCATGCTCGTGGTTTTGGTTTAATTCCATGCCTTTAGCCGCTAGCTGTAAGTGTCCAAGTTTTGAGCCGAGTCGAGGGAAAAGGGAACCAAGCCTGTGACAGTCGTAAAAGAGTATTTTAACGACTGTCGTCCATTTGAAGGAGAAAGCTCACACCCCACACAAGGCGCGGTGTAACGCGGTTATCTTAATTGGGTGGGGGCCTGTCCAAAAAAAAGAAACCCGCCCAATCAAAGGCGGGTGCAAGCGTGTTATTTGGTTTTGATTGCTCTAAAAATCAGTGTCACCCGATGAAATACTGCACACTATGTTGTAAAACTCGCGGCAAGCTTCTGACCAGCTCCCTTTAGATTCGGCTGCTGTCTCTGCCAGCACTTTTAATTCATCGGTTGATTGACGGCATTGCCCTATAGCCCAAACAATAGCAGCATCCATCGTCGTCCATGCTTCCCACGGCTTTGACTTAGGTGAAAATGGGTCAGCTCCGTCAAACAACGCCATTAAGTCAACTGGACGCTCTTGCAATGACTTAAGAGCTGCGGGTGGGACTGGTTTAGGGGGAAGGTTCAGGACCGTGTATTCTGTCTCTAGTTTTTCGCCTGTCCGGTTGATTTCTAAGTCGTAATCGAGAGGGCTACCCCAGTCTGACTGAGATAATGCAAGAATGTGTTTTTGGATCGTGGTCTGTGTAATCTCTAGGATGCAGACGCATTCGCTGGCATAGTTCCAAACAATCATTGCCCAAAAATGTTTGATTCGCTCAGCCTTGCCTTCATCGTCGCGACGGATGTCAGCAGGAACTTCAACAGGGGCTTCCTTGAGTCGGACAGGGCGGTTTGCGGCACTCCAGTACAACCACCCTGCGATCGGGTCTTGCAGGATGCGGATTTTGTTTTTGCCTTGACGCAGTTTCATGTAGCTGCCAGAGGACGCCTGTTCGGGAAGTTGGTAAGACTGAGCAAAAGGATTAACGCTGTTCATGGTTGCAATGAATGAAGTAAGGTTTACTGTTCTAATGCGGCTAGCCAAAGTGGATCGTTATCGTCTAGTTCCAGTACTAGTTTCGTGAGTTGACTTAATGCGTGGATGCGGTCGAGCTGAGTTGTGTTGGGCTGACTGTGCGTTCGTGCCGCCTGTATTGCCTGTACCAGAATCGCCTTGTACTCTGGTGTGAGAGTCGGTGGGAGGGATGTCGTCATGACTTGATGGGTCTACGAGAATTCCAAGGTATTGTGCTTGTAAATGCATGATGGTTATACACCCTATGAATGTTATGTGATTGGTAGATGCCCTAACTCTATTGGCTAGAACTCGCACCCTTCGCTAGTCCATTGCGAGTCGTGATATGCGTTGCCAGTGAGTGGAAGGATGTCAGCCTGATGCTCTCCCGGCAAGGATTGCAGGTATAACCAGAAAGCTTGCCACTGCTCCTTGACTAGCTCAGAATGCTCACACGCTCCACTGTGGCGATGTTCTGGGCAATTGCAGATGACTGCGCCACGCGAATCTAGAATCACATCGTGGATGCCATTTTCATCAGTGACTCGGTAAGCGCTGAGTTTGTAAAGCTCTCCTTTCTCTGTCTCCAGCCAAGGGCTAATCTCAACAACTTCAACCGCTGGATTGGGTGGGGCGTATCGGTCGAACGCAGGCTCAATGTCGTTAGAGCGGCAAGCCAACCAATCGTACTCTAAAGGCATCAGAGAAAAGATGGCTGACTCTATCTCTTCTTGGCTTGCGCCGTGAATAATTGCGCTCATCTCTATTTCCGCCTCTAGCGCTTCAGCCTCAACCCGGTTGCGTTCCTGTTCGCGTAGCTCAGCTTCAGGCTTTAGGATGTCCCACTGTTCCGGCTTCTCGCTGCCGGATTGAACTACGTAGCAAACATAATCACCGGAATCTACAGCGGCGATAATACGGACTGAAGGCTGATAGGGTAGATGGAATACATCGCCTACTACTGCTTCTGTTGTTGCGTGGTCAAATACTCGGAAGGTTGATGATTTGGGTTCTGTGTAGGTCATAATTGGTTTACTCAGGGTTTACTCGCGTTTTCTCTGGGCTTCCCGTCTTCTGTCGTTGTCCATTCGGTCAGAGGACGGGTTTTGGTTTGGGCAAATGCGCTACTCTTTGTCTTCTGCAAGGGGGTCGAACTCCTCATCCTCGTTCTCGTCCTTGCTCATGAATCCCTGGCGAATTGCTAGATCGTCGAAGTCTTTATCCTGGTCAACTAGACGACCTAGCTCGGTTACTTGAAACATTCCGGTCGTTTGATTGTATGAAAGCTTTGCCATTATTTTTCCTTTGATTGCTCGTTGATGAGTTGCTTTGCTTTTGGCGAGACGAAGAAGAAGTTATATACCGCCTCCTTAATCTCGGACTTACTTGGTTGCGGCTTCGGTTGCTCTGTCATGTTCGTTCGATATAGGGTGAGCAGCACCGAAACTTGGGAGAGGCTTGCTGTTGCTTGCCTGTATCTAATGTACTGTCATTTGATGGTAGTGTCAATAGTTGACAGTATCAATCAATGAGAGTATTGTATTGATGTATTCAGTAAATACCAATGGCAATGATCAACAAGGTTAAGGAGTTCGCTACTCAACAAGGAATAAAAACGGCTTACGAGTTTGCTCAAAAAACTGAGATTCCAGAGTCTACCGCTCATCGACTGTTCAGGAACCGAAACAACTACCCGTCAAAACAGATACAAGAGCTTATCTGTAAAACATTTAAGGTTCAACCAGGTGAGTTTTTGGGATGGGAGGAGAAATGATGGCAACTTCAGGTGTCTATCAAATTACGTGTCTTCCCACAAAAGACTTTTATATTGGAGCCTCAAAAAATATTGAGCAAAGATGGGTTCAGCATGAAGCTAGCCTTAGATCTGGGCACTGTCACTCAAATGTGTTGAGCTTTCTTTCTCGAAAGTATGGCTTTACCGCATTTCAGTTTGACGTTCTACAGTATTGCGAAGTATCGGCGCTAGAGGTGGCAGAACACCAATTCATCTCAAGCCTTAATCCAAACCTAAACGGAAGAAGACCCAATGGTTTTACCTCAGTAGGTAAACCTCGATGGAGTAATCCTCTTAATACTTCGTACCACCTTAATGTTGATGGAATTTTTGTAGGCGGCACTCAATTTGAGTCTCCACAAGAATGGAAAAACGCCGAGTGGGCAAAAAGCAACAAGACGAGAATCAGGAAGTCCGTCTCCTTTGTTGAAGACTACGCAAAGCTAAAACTGATCGACATAGTCGTTAATTCCAAGCCTGAAAAGATAGCTGAAATACTTGAACTGTTGGAGGGCAAATGACACTACAAACACCAGAAATCATCGAACAATGCGGACAGCCACTCTACAAAGTAGGGGAAACGCACTACTTTAAGCTTCGAGTACTCTCTACGGATGTTGAGGGTTTCGATGGTCACATTGAAGGCGAGGGTGTAATTGAAGATTGCGAACCCGATCCGGATTTCTGCACATGGTCTTATTTGATTTGCGGTTATTGGCTAGAGCAATCAATCATTGAGAATTCCGAGTTTTGGTATCAGGCTGAGAAGGAAGAGTGCAATGCCTAAACCTATTCGCGCAATAGCAGCCATTGCCGTGTTTGCTATTTTCATCCCTTTCATCGTGGCGTCCGCGCTAATCAGATCTATTAAGGGAGGAGAGAAATGACTAAGCAGTTAGAGCTATTTCCCCAATCAACACCCCAGTCAACAGAACCCCCAATCCAGTTCTACCAAAACTTCCTGGAACCCCATAACGCAGACATGCTATTCGATCATTGCAAGCAACTGAAGTGGCAGCACAACAAAATCAGAATGCTGGGGAAGTGGATAGATTTACCTCGGCTGGAGGTGATGCATGGCGATTCTGAAGAGTACCGTTATCTGTACTCTGGCAGTGTGGAACTAATCGCCCAGCCCTGGACGACTCAACTGCATTTCATTCGACATTACGTAAACGAGCTGACTCAATTCCGCTATCAACTCGTTATTGGTAACTACTATCGCAGTGGCAGCGACCATATTGGTTGGCACAGTGACGATGAGCCGAGCATGGGGAAGAGTCCAGCGATCGCATCCATCTCGCTGGGTGCTACTCGTCGGTTCCAGCTCAAGCCAAAGAAGCTGAAGCAAGACCCCGTCACCTACGAGCTGACGCACGGCAGTCTGATTCTGATGCTGCCAGGGTGTCAGGAAAATTGGATGCATCGACTTTGCAAGACAGCCAAGCCAGTGGGAGAGAGGATTAATCTGACATTTAGACCTTATGTGGAGCAAAGCAAATGAACCTATTGGAATACCAAAATCTCGCCACACGTACAGCTATCTACCCAGGCAAGGGCGAACCACTGGGCTTAGCCTATACAACCCTCGGATTAGCTGGCGAATCTGGGGAGGTCGCAGAGAAGATAAAGAAAGTGCTGCGAGATAAGGCGGGTGTGGTTGATGATGAGTCGCGTCTGGCTATCCAGAAAGAATTGGGCGATGTTCTTTGGTATGTCGCAGCCGTTGCCACTGAACTGGGACTGGACTTGGATGAAGCGGTACAGGCGAATTTGGATAAATTGAACTCGCGGAAAGAAAGGTCGGTCTTGAACGGGAGTGGAGACAACAGATGAATCAGCAGCTTTCCCTTTTTCCGTCGGCAAAAACCCGCCTTGAGTCGCTCATTGAGTGGTCGTTTGGGGTGTTCAACTCCCTTTCTACTGACCAGGAATATCAGCTTGCATTCTCTGGGGGCAAGGACTCACATGTGCTGCTAGGGGTGTATCTACTGTGGTGTGAGAGCAGGGGAAAGCGACTGAATGTGAAGGTTGTTTTCAGCGATACGTTTCTGGAATCCCCAAAGCTGTACGAGTTGGTTGACTTGGTGGCTCAGTTATGTAATCGCATCTCAATTCCTTTTGTCAAAGTTCACCCCCCCATCAAGAAAAACTTTTGGGTGCTACTTGTAGGCTATGGGTATCCAGTCCCCAATCACAAGAATCGCTGGTGTACGGAGAAGCTGAAGGGGGAGCCAATGCGGAAGTTAAAAGCTATCGGCGTTACGGGGCGACATACTGGCGAATCAACTAAGCGCGACGCTAACCTAAAAACCTGCGGATCGTCCGAGTGTGGCATCGACCGAATCAAGAATAGTGTCGATCCGTTAACCCCTTGGCGTAACTGCGATGTGTGGGATTGGTTAATCCTGCATTCTGATGAGGTGCTGTATCAGGGTGTATCTGATAAATTGATGAGTCTATACGACATCTCTGAAAGCCAGTCTGGAAGTTTGCGAATGGGATGCTTTATGTGTCCGGTTGTAGGCAGGGGGCAAATTGCCAAGCAGGTGGACGACGGCATCATTCCTTCATTCTCTCTTGCTGTTCGCGACCTAATCGAAGAACTCAGGGTTGCACCTCGCATTCTTTCACAACGCACGGGTAAGGCTGGGGCTATCCAGGTGGATGCCAGGATTGATTTCTGGGAAAAGCTTCAGCCCCATATTCCACAACTCAGACAATATGGTTGGCTGAGTGAGGAAGTTGAGTTGTTGGTAAACGAGCTACTAGAAGCGCGATCGTATCCTCCAACCTACAAAGAGGGGTGGGTGCGAGAACAGGAGTCTCGGGCTACACCTTGGCTTCAGCGAAAGGGAAAGAAAACTCGGTCGAGCAAGTACGAACAGTTGTCTTTTCTTTGATACCCGCGTCAGACCGCGTTTTTCTTAGACCGTCCTTGTGGGCGGTTTCTTTTTTGAGATCGGTAGGTAGAAGTGCAGTCACTGTTGCGACAGGTGAAAATGCGGTCTTTCCAGCTATTGGGAAGAGTGAATGGCATTGAACAAATCGCGCAAAGTTTAGTAACCGTGCGATCTGCCTTTACTTTCGGTTCTGGGGGCTTGATGGGTTTTCGTTTGGTGTGATACTGCGAGCTACAAGTAGGTTTTCCGCACGTGGAGACGCGATTAACCCAACTAGAGCGAACCTCGAAAAGTTGATTGCAGACTGCACAGTGTTTTTGCACTCTTTTTGGTGCTTTGGTCTTTGAAGGGGATGAGGTGCCAACAATTCGGATAGGAGTGGGAGCGGCTTCCCCTTGCTCCTTCTTTTGTTGAATACGTTCGAGGGCATCTAATCGACGCTGTTCGTTGAGCATAAGCAGGAAAGAAAAAAAAACCGCCATGAGGAGCGGTTGTTGATGAATAGTACTGATTTAATTATTGTACTGATTGGGTAGTACGGTCACACTGCCACAGGTGCAGGTATTGGTTCGGGCAACCATTGCTCACTAAAATCGTATAGAGCTGAAGCAGATCTCCTCATACTTAATGAATCGATCAAAGTTTGCGTAGCCATCCGCCTCTAGAGCTTCGTCTTTATAAGCGATTTGAATTCCCTGAACGTCGGCGAACTGAATGGAGAATTTGTTTTTGATGGTTTTGTTCGTGTTTGCTATGGCGCACAAAATATCTTGAGTTGCTGGAAGATAAGCGCATCCACAGGGTATTACTATAACTTTTGGGCGATCATCTTCTGGCAATCCCTTGATAGTCATGGTTGGATCGGGTCTATCCATGCTTTTTGGCGAGGGAACCCGCTTTTTCCTGCTCTGATTGTATTGGTAGTTGAGCGGCGGCGCAATGGCTTTAATCAGCTTTATTTCTGTCTTTCTTGCCTCTGCAAGGCTTTGATACTGAATCCATGCGACAGCATATCCGCCACTTAATTCAAAGTCTCTCAACTTCTCGTGATGATTTAATCGGTTCCAAAGGCACATGGCGCTGCCTATATAAACAACCTTGTTTTCTTTGGTCAAAACAAGATAGACCGCATGAATCCTGGGTAAGTCAAATCGCTCTGAGAGTAGCAGCTTAGGTAGTGTCAGTACATTTATCATTTTGCTACCACTCCAACTTTACTGTGTACTCAGCAATGGCACTGGGATTGAGTGGCGTCTTTCCCTCACTCAGTAGCTCTTGATACGCATCCCACGTTCGCTTAAGTACATCTTCTCTGGGGTTACGCCGTCCCCTCATCCAGCTCATGAATGTATCGAAGCTTTTGACGATGCGATGCTTATACAGAAAATTAAAGCACTCTGGCTGTGTCCAGAAATAAGCTTTACGTAACGCTACGGGATGTAGCCCAAACTCCGCTTCATGTGAAATCATAGTATCAGCCTCTTTGTGGGGTTGCAGTTGCTTTGAACTTTGCTAGAGGGAAAAGCAACTGCTTTTTGTTTATTCTACCCGAAAAACGGTATATTAACAGTTTGTCAACCGTTAAATAACCGTAAGATGGCTGAAAACCAGATTTCTGTGACGCTCAAGCCTGAGCAGCGTGATTTATTGGAGGCGCTGGCGGAAGATCAAGGGCTTCCGCCAGCTAGCTTGGCAGCTAAGTTGATTGTGGATGGATTGAACGATGAGCTTGAGCGGGTCAATCGAATCAATGTTTATTGGAAGATGAGGGAAAAGCGCTTGAATAACACATAAAAACTACTCTGTCTAGGGTACATAGCGCAAGTACTTTGCATCACGACCCACCCCTAGGGGTGGGTTTCTAATTAAACAAGAAAGCGGACGGTCATTCTACGGTGTCACGACCGCATAGAACCACGAAAAATCAATAGCTTCAGCAATCGACCTACTATCGTCGCCGTGGTGAAGCACGAAGCGTCAATGCTTTGAGCGATAGTCGCAGAATGACCGAATCGGCTCAAAGCGCACAATTTCAATGGTTCAAGGCTGATGAAACGAATAGATCCACTAAAGGAGGCTTACGAGCGAATTACGGGGAAAACCTATAGTTCTCGCCAGTGGAGACGAATCAGATCCGAGTATCTGAACGGTGAGGTGAACCTAAAAACAATCAAGGTTCACGCCCGACTCAGAAGCATCAACGGACGCCGCAATCTAACAATTGCCCACGTCCAGCGAGTTGAGGGATTTGATGAGTTTGCCCGATGCCTGGACGGTGAAGTGACGGGTGAGGACATCTACGAAGCCTTTAGGTTTCTAAATCCAGTGCCAAGTCCAACTACAATTCGCCGCTGGGGAGTCGAGATAGGCGTCCCTTTAATCAAGTCGAAGTGGTACACGACCGAAGAGGCTCAGCAGTGGGTGCGATTCGTTGGCGATCACGTTCGATTCAAGTTTCCAGAGTCTGCAATGAAGAAGAAAAAAGGAGCATAAATAGTGAATAAGTTACGCGAAATACTAGCCGCTAGAGGTAAAGAATTCGACGAGGGCGAGCTAAAATCACGGGTTAAAGATTACGGTTACAACCCAGATGAACTTTCAGATTCAGACGCTCAAGTAGTAGCTGACGAAATTGCTCCACAGTCTGCAATGACAGTGGCAAACGGAAACGGCAAGACTGCAACTTCAGCTAAATCAAAAGGTCGCGGACGTAAGAGCGCCAAACAGGTTAGCCTGCAAGACGCCATTGTTCACGCAGCCAAGGAGACGGAAACCGAGCTGACCACGATGGAGTCAGCTATCCGTCAGCATAAAGGCAAGTTCGTCAAGTCGCGGACTGAGAGCATTGTCAATGAGATTCGCAATACTTCAACTGAAATTGTTCAAGGTGTAACTGAAAAGCTGATGGAGGAAACGGCTGACGCCGAATCCTTTCTCGAAATCGGTAACGCATTTGGTTCGAGTCTTTTCCCATCTTTCTTTGAATTTGAAGCCTAACAATGCCCTCGTTTGGATGGGGGCAGGCTACCTACTCTTGATGTCATTAACGCTCGGAGCAATAGTTTATGGACAACTACAACGAAGTGAAGGAGGCAGAAGCAACCAACAAAGTCAGATTCTCGATTACCCCGGACGGGAAGGTCGAGTTTGACGCTCAAGGGCTTGAAGACTGGCGACTGAGCGATGCTATCTACCAGACCAGGGAAGCCGCTCAAGACAGCCAAAAGGCAAGGCAGAAACTCAAGGAAGTGGCAGCAGCAGAAAACATTGCGATGCATTGTTTAGCGATCGCGTTTTTCACGTTCTTAACCTTCGGGGCGACCTTCACACTCTCCCGTCTGGTTTCATCCACATTTAGTCAACACCAAGTAGAGGTTGCAAAATGAGCCGCAATGAAATCCGATTCTTCGGAATGGTCGCACTCTCAGGGTTTTTGAGTTTGACTTACACCTATCTACTGTTCAGCCAAATCAGAACAGCGTCTCTCATCCCATCTAACGAAATCGCACAAGTGGAGCAACGGTAATGGTTCTCGGTCAAATGATTCGCTTCAATTCGGGTGGTATCAGTCACGGTCAAGGGTTAGCCTCTGGACTTAATCCTGAGGATATTCGCCAGGTGGAAGCCCGAACGAAAAAGGTGATGCAACGAGCCGGAAAGATTCCGATGAAATCTTCTGCTCAAGCTGTGATGAATGCCGCTAAACTTGCAAGCTTTATGGAAAACCAAAACGAACTCATCAACCAGCAGATCGACCATCAGTCACGGCAAATCAGCGCAGCGCTTAACAACCGTGAGGCTGCTATCAAATTCGCTGGAACCAAGATGAAGGCTGAGCAGACTTGGCAGCAGCAAGGAGCGAAATTACAAGAGATGATGCTTCAACACAGATTGGCGACTGGCGTGATTCAGTCAGAGTCGGTTGGTACTCAGCAGGCTTATGCCAAGCAGTCTGTGTTTGACTCACTGTAGGAGAAACTCAAATGTCATTTAAGATTACTTACGAAGGTCAGCTTGTTAGTGATTCTCTTGATTTGGACGAAGCGACTCAACTAGCTAAAGAGATGAACGACGAAGCTACCAAGGAAGGTTGCGAGCCATTGTACGTAATAGAACAGCAGCCAAGCTTAGAGGTGCAATCATGACACGCTTTCAGATTTCACTCATAGCCACGCTGTTAGCCTCCGGGCTATGGATATCCCAGCTAGCCACGTCCTTCCCTCTGATTCGCTGGGGTTGCGTACTGATACTAATTGGCTACTTCATCGCAATCGCGATCGACGCTTTCCTCGACAAAGCCAATGTGGGGGGTGAGGGGTTTTACGGTGACTGGATAACGATAGTCACCCCCCACATTGGCTACGCAGTTGGACTGCTGTTTCTAGTCTTAGTCGGTATTTACGTGGGTTGGTAAAAACATGCGATTGCGGGTAATCAAGCCCCTAGCTCGATGGCAGTGACGAGCGATCGCCTGAGAGGGACACGTTATTCACCTTCTTGTTTTTAAAAATGGCAACTAATCACGTTCGAGTTGAAATGTCTCGCAGCGACTACGATCTGCGTTTAAATAATTCAGTTGCGAGCAACAGGGATGGATACGAAGACAACGTAGACGAGCGACTTTACGGTTATTGCTACGGGACAAATTCAGCCGTTCACGGTGCTAAGTCGGTAATAGTTGACGTAGTTGAGACTGACGGCAAAGTCTCTGGTTCCTATAAAGTTCTTTAACTAGCGGAGTCAATGAAATGCTGTTCCAGACCGAAAAAGCCGCCCTGAAGCCATCCCGGATTATTGCCAATGCCTACGACGCAATGTTCCTCACATCCTTTGCTATTGGATTTGGTAGCGCTTTATTGTTCGCGGGTTCTCTCGATAAGTTATCTAAAGCCATGCTCACGACGACGGGCATGGCTGGGTTGGCATGTTACACCGTCAACTGCAAGTTATCCGAGAAGGTTCGCAAAGTGGACAGCGCATTGGAAACGGTGCAATGGGAGTCAATGAAGTATCAACTTAAGGAGGAAGAGGAGGTTTATCAGCTTGCGGCTGAGGTGGATGGTGCAACACGCAAGGTTGAACTGATACTCAACAAGTCCAATCCGTGGGAGTGGGGACACTGGGCGAGACGCGCAGGTGTTGAGTCGAACATGCCGCCATTGCAGGATTTGACGGCTGAACCTGTCGAGCAGCCTGTAAGTGCCAGTATCCCATCGCCTAACGTGGCACCTATTGACCAGTCTCAGGTTGATTCTGTGGTTGCACCTGACTTACTGGTCAAACTCGATCAGTTGAGCGCAGCTTATCCCCAATACATTCGTGTTGATGCGATCTGGATTGATGAGCTATGTGATGCTGCATCTAACTCCAATATGTCAAAGCGGTTCAATCACCACTTTTGTATAACAGGCGAAACTCAATCCGGCAAGTCCACAATTGCTGGCGTCATCATCAACAAGATAGCCTTCAAGTCTGAGACCCCATCCACTATTATTGGCAACGACCCAAAAGACGGTGTAAGCCGATGGCTTTGCAAGTTTAGTTATCGGTTTGATGGTGTTGAGACAATCGACAACTGGATTCAGTTTGCCTTCCAAAAAGCGAACGATCAGAAGAAAGCCTATGCTAGCAACCCCAAGGAGGTGGGCGAGCTGTTCTTTGTTCAGGACGAAGTTGACTCTGTCTATAACAACGGCAAAGGCTTTTTGGGCTTCTTGGGTGCTGACAAGAAGGTGCAGTCGTCACAAGCTCAATCCTTGCAGTCACTGTGGAATTTCTTGATTAAGTACATGGCTGGAGCAAAGGGTCATTACATCGGAATTGGTCAATCTCCATTGTCCGGAGACACTGGACTGTCTCGTCCTGCCTATAAGTCCTGTTGTTTCATTGCATTAGGAAACACTGCAAATTACATCTTTGACCATCCCAGCGACTTCCTGAATGTCAACAAGGAGACTCAGGAGGTTTTACAGCAAGCGTTTGAGTTAATGACAAGCGCAGGTCAGCGATGCGCCCTTGTTATTCCAATGCGGGGCAATCCCTATGTTGCTTTAATTCCTCAGTTTGACGTAGATGGTTATCAGGCGCAATCAACAGAAGTTGAGATAGACAAAATTGAAGCAACCGAGCATGTCTTGAAGACAGTCGATCAGCTAATGGAGGAGATGATTAGCTGGATGCAGTCTCTTGACGAACTGCCCTCACCCCAGTCAATAGCTTCTGAGTGGGCATCGCTAAGCGGAAAACCTCCATCGGAAAAGCTTTTAAAGATAATCCTCGACAAATTGGGCTTGGGCTGATGGGTCACTATTACGACCATATCAACTGGGATGTTCGTTACCCTCCCAACTGGCCAGAGATACGCAAGGCAGCGCATAGAGCAACCGGAGGTATCTGCTGCTGCTGTAAAACCCGACCATCTAAAACCGCGCATCACGCTCGCTACCTCTGGAAAAACGACAAAGCAGGCGAGAATGTTTACCCCGTTTGTGACCAGTGCGATCGCCTTTGCCACTCCCCCAAGAATTGGAAAAAGCACAAGGGTAATCCACTCTGGAAAAGCCGCAACACACCGGAGTGGGAAGCAAAGCTCAAGCAAGGTTTTAACGAATTAAAGGAGAAAAACAATGGACACAACACTCTACGACGCCACTAAAACTACCCTAGTCGGCAAGGGTGTCAGTCAACAAGACGCTGATGCCGCAGCCAGAATAATTGCATCTGACAAGCCTGGACAAGAGCGAACACCGGAACAACAAACTCTCGTTACAAGAATTTGGCAGCAAGTCACAAGTCAAGATTGACCAAAAGTGCAGCCCTTACATCCCTGGCAGGACAGGACTGCACTGCCCTCATAACGACACTACAAGGAGCAACAGTATTATGGCAGAAAACCAAGATAAGCTTGGGCAACAAGGCTCTAGCGACAAACAGCAGAATCAACAGGATGAAGACACCCGAACGCAGCAGACAAAAGATGCGCTAACTGAAGCAATCCGAAAGAGAAGGCTGAGTTTTGCGATCGCTGCACTTTTCACCTTACTGTTCCCATCCCCTGCGCCAGGATGCGACAGAAGGGACAATCCCAACTGCTCCAAAGGCGCTTTTATTCAGGAGGTGAGCCAATGAAGTTACTTGCACTCGCCCTTTCCCGTCTTCCCAGTGACTGCCCCTTTGCCCGAACACTGCACTGGGGTCGTGTCACATTACGCATTCCGCCACTATGCAAACTTAATCCTTTCTACAACCAGCTAATGGCTGGTAAGTTTTGGGCATTAACCTACCTGGAGTCTCACTGATGACCAAATACAACGCCACCAAAACTGAGATGGACGGATTCGCCTTTGACTCTGAACTGGAAGCGGACACCTACCTCGACCTCAAGCGACTGCACGACAATGGTGCGATTGCAAACATATCCATGCAACAACCATTCAACCTGTACGCTCGCTCTGGTCAGGTGGTGGCAAAGTATGTGGCAGATTTTGTGTGTGAGCTACCTGGCGGCAAGGTTGTGATTGTGGAATCAAAGGGGATGCGGACCCCGGTATGGCAGTTGAAGAAGAAACTATTCCTTTCCGACTACCCGCACATTGCGCTAATTGAGGTTAGGGGACAGCATCAGTTCCCACTCGATTGTGTTTTCCCGGTCTTTTTGGATACCCCACGAAAGAATCGGGGTTCTAGGCTACGGAAGTAGTTAGCTGAATATAATCCCGTGTTTTGGGATACTTCAAGAAAACCGAGCCTTAAGCTGATTGGAAGTACCCCCTTCCAGCCGAATGCTAAAATCTGTTAGGCTTAGTCTATCCACGTAGTAGATTTACGAAAATAAGCATGGCTCAGATTAAGCGAAACACTAAGGTTCTCAATACTAAAGTTGACTCCATCAAGCAACAAGAACTTGGCAAGGATTTACTAGCTTGGGGCTATAGTTACAGAAGACAGGGCATTTCAGCGCCTTGGTGGGGTGCCTTTATTGAGGCGATCGCTGATGGAGTAATTGCTGATGACGGAGAAAATGTGATTTTCAAGATTCCCTACAAAAAGGGTTGACGAATCACTAAAGCACGTAGTAGATTGGATTTAGTTCAGAAAACAAAAGGAACCCAATGTTTTACGTAGAAGAATCAACAGGAAAAATCCTCAGGCAGGCTCCATCTGGCGCTTGTTATCAAGCCGAAACAAAAGAACAAGCACAGGCGATTGTAGATGAACAAGCCCTACCTTGGGCTCGCAAAAAAGCCAGCTTTAAAGTACTTGGGTGGCTAAACACCCAAGTAGATTTTGTGGTAGTTAATCAACGTGGTGAGGTAGTAGAGGTTCCGACGTATGCCAACGTGAATGGCTACCATTCATTAAGGGTTGAAGAATAAGAAGGGTTGAAGAATAAGATGCCGCTAACACTATCTCAATTACAGGCAAAAGGCTGGGTGTCTCAAACCCAGCAACTCAGCCACGGTATCGGCTGGGGTTACAGAATTCTTCGCAAGGACGGGCAGTTCAGTTCCAGTATTTACAGCAAGGAGGAGCTGGAAGACGAGCAGAATCAGATTAATTTATTTGCACAGTTTCAAGAACAATAATTAGGAAAACAAGATGTCTTTAAACAGTTGCCCAGAGGTTATCCAGTTTCGATCTTATCGGTTAGCCCGAGGCTCAGCGCAATCAATGCGAGATGGTAGGCTGGACGAATCAACACACACTGCAAGAATCAGAGTGGATGGAGGCTATGACTACTACGATGTCCAAATGGAAGGCGATATAAAGAGAGCCATTCAAGAGCTGAAAAAAGAAGGCTACGAGTTTTTCTAGTCATCTGCAAAAAAAACTTCAGCCCGTCCTCTGTGGCGGGTTTTTCTTTTTAGATACCCGCGTTCCACCGCGCCTAAGCCAAGTTCATCTTGCCGTCTTTCCCAAACTTAATCGGCACGTTGCTTGCTTGAGCGATCGCATTCCAAGATTTCACTTCTGCTGCCTTGGGTTTCTCCTCTAGCTCATCAATCAGCGCATTCCACATGGTTGCTACAAGCATGCCTAGGCGAAAGTTGTAATAATCCGGTTGAGGTGGTGGAGGTTGAGGTTGAGGTTCTGAAGGAGTAATCCAATCCTTGAGCACGGCGTCCCACTCGGCATTGCCTGAGGGCTGAGGAGGTTTTTCCACAACCTCAGTGCCATTGAAGTAGATATTGGGTAAAGGCAAATCCACGCCTTCGATTTCTCTGATATTGGCGGGCAATCCAGTAGGAGACGCAAGGCTCACTACCTGTCCGTTTTCGTCAACCCACCACATTACTTTTACTGCTGCCGCCGCGCTTGTTTTCTTTGTCATTTCTTAAATTGGTAGTTCAAACAATGTCGTTATCTTCCCGGACTCAGCGGCTAACAGAGGTACCCCTCCCGCAGAAGAGGCTCCCACCCCTCCCTTGCCGCCATTTCCTCCCCCTCTGGGTGCGTGGGCAGCATGCTGAATACCTGGGGCTATAGCCCCAGGTACCCCCGCCGATACGTTCAGCGTAGCTCCGGTAACATTAATGATCGGGGCAATCAATATAATTTGTCCTCCCCCTCCTGCGCCACCCCCGTTGCCACCAAATCCGCTGGTTGTAGCAGTTCCGTTGAGGCGTCCATCTCCGCCATTCCCGCCAACAACAGAAAGCAGCGCACCGGGGGAGACCGTAATGCTTTTAGCCGACACCAAGACGATAGTGCCACCGCTACCACCGCCTGCACCAACCAGACCCATGTTGGCACTATTGTCTGAAGCAGCTGCGTTACCCCCGTCTGCTCGAATAATCCCAGAAGAGGCTATAGTTATTGCCCCAGCCGCCTCAATCCAAATCCCTCCCCCTCCATCTCCCCCGTTGGGAAAAGACGCCGAGCCTTGCGTAACAAACCCACTGCCTCCCCCACTTCCGTAGGGCTGTAGAAGGTAATTGTAAGCCCTGCCCATCGATCCGGCTGCGCCGCCGCCACCCGCGCCAATACCACCACCACCCGCGCCACCCGCCGTACTGTACTGAGTAAAGCCAGGGGCAGACGTACCTCCCGCGCCAATAAACCAGACGGTACGTCCCCCACCCCCTTGAATAGCCGAGGTGACAGTAATTAATCCCGTAATCGTAACGTCTCCAGAGCAATACGCTCTGGCAAAGCCGTCTACCGTGATTCCCACGCCAGAAGGAACTGCCCAGTTGCGGTAGTAGTACTGCCCTAGGTTAAGGATGTCGCCGGTGACGGAAGTTTTGTCGTTTTGCGAAGTGCCACCAAACACCCGTACTCGATTCCAGGGGGGATGAACTTCAAAGCCTCGCAATCGGCTATCGGCAATCAGTCCCGAGATTGCCCCTGCTACTGTAGTCACCGTGGCGAGTAGGAAGTAAAACTGGGGAAGTATCACTCCACCCCGAACAACCCCGGTTGCGTCCACGTAAACGTAGTTTGTCGCATTGTTTGCAAGTGTCAAGCTTCCTGTGCCAATGGTTACGATCGCACCTGTAGGCAGCAGGCAACGCCCTCCCGTGTAGTTAACGTTTAACCCCGTGCCT